TTGTTCACTGGTGATAATGATATTTCTAAATTCGCAGATAAATTACCTAGTGTTGGTACTATGCTTAAGAATTTTATAGGTAATCTTGGTACATTTACAGAAGCTCAAGTTACTTCTACTGATTGTGCTGGTCAAGCTATTGCTAGATTGGCTAAAGCTGCTAGCGATGTTCCTAATGCAGGAAGTATGTTTACTTGGTTTACTGGGGAAAGTGATATTTCTCAATTTGCTGATAAATTACCTGGTGTTGCTACAAATTTGAAAAGTTTTGTTAGTAATCTTGGAACTTTTACAGATGAACAAGTAACTACTACAGACTGTGCTGGTAGAGCTATAAAAGCTTTGGCAAATGCAGCCAAAGATGTTCCAAATGTTGGCGGATTAGTGTCTTTATTTACTGGAGAAAACGATATTTCACAATTCGCTAATAAATTTCCAGGTGTTGGTACAAATTTAAATGGTTTTGTTACTAATTTAGGAACATTCTCAACTGATCAAGTGAATACAGTAGATGCTGCAGGAAAAGCAATTGCTGCTCTTGCTAAAGCAGCTGATGAAATACCAAATTCTGGTGGATTAGTTTCATTATTCACAGGAGATAATGATATTTCTAAATTTGCTGATAAATTTCCAACAGTTGCATCTGGTATTAAGGGATATGCTGATAAAATAGGAACATTTGGAAAAGATAAAGTAGATAGTGTAAATGCTTCTACTGAAGCTATAAAAGCATTAGCTAAAATTGACAATATTGACTTTGGTGGTTTAAAAGACAATTCATCAGATATGGCTGGAGTTGGCACTAACATGTCTAATTTTATAACTAAATTAGCTTCATCAAGTAAAGATACAACTGAATTAGCTAAAACTAATGCAGATGCATTTGTTGAATTAGTTACTAAATTTAATAATGTAAATGGAGATAATATTAAAAAGATAAGCGATGGTTTAAAAACTATAGGTGAAACAGGAATAAACAAATTTGTTGAGTCTTTATCTGGAGATTCTCCAGTTACAAAAGTATCTCAAGCTATACGTGATTTAATAACTAAACTTATAGATACTATGGAAACAAAACGTGGAGATGTTGAATCTAAATTTACATCAATAGTAACAAGTGCTATTGACAAATTAAATGAATCTACAATGATAGATAAAATGAAAACCGCTGGTAAAAACTTTGCTCAAGGATTTGCTGATGGTATTGAAAACAATAGATATTTAGCAGTTGACGCAGGTACTAATCTAGGTAATGATGCTTATAATGCTGCTAAAAGAGCTATTGATGCTCATTCACCATCTAGAAAAGCTCGTAAATTGGGTAATTTCTTTGGTTTAGGATTTATCAATGGTATTCACGAATATGCTTCAGATGCCTATGGTGAAAGCTATAATATGGCCGACGAAGCTCGTAAAGGTTTAAGTAATGCTATATCTAAAGTTAATGATATTCTTAACGATGGTCGTACTAATCAACCAACTATTAGACCAGTATTAGATTTAACTGATGTTGAGTCTGGAGCTGGAAGAATTAATGGATTATTTAAGAATATTAATGTTGGCAGTAACTTAAACGCTATCACTGTTGGAATGAGATCGAAAGGTCAAAATGGAACTGCAAATGATGTAGTTTCTGCTATCAATAAACTTGGTTCTAACATTGGATCAGGTGGTGATACTTATAATATTAATGGTATCACATATGATGATCAAAGCAGCATTTCTGAAGCTGTCCAAGTATTAATCAGAGCTGCTAATATTGAAAGGAGGTCGTAATATATGCCTTTAATAAATGGAAAATGGCATGTCGTAAAAGGAGATTGTATGTGGAACATAGCAAGATCTGTATATGGTGATGGACGTAAGTGGCCAACCATAGCAGATGCTAATGGTGTACCAAGAAGTAATCCAGTTATATATCCTAATCAGGTATTTACTATTCCAGGTATTACGACCCCTACTCCTGTTCCTGCTCCAGCTCCTCAGCCTCCAGTCGTAAAGGTGCCAACTATTAACTGGTTTGCTTTGGATGCTGGTACTACTAGGAGTATGTTCTGTACTTGGACGTTTGATCGTTCAAATACAAAGAATTATGAAGTAAAATGGGAATATGATACAGGTGCCGGTGGATGGCGTATAGGTACACAAGGTACTACAACTGACAAACAATCAGGTTATAGTGCCCCTGAAAACGCTAAGAAAGTCAGAGTGTCAATAACACCTAAATCTGATAACTGGTCTGATGGACAAACAGCTAGCAGAGAATATGACTTTTCTAATAATCCACCTGAATTACCTCCTAGCCCATCATTTAACATTGATGAAACAGATGTTATGACTATTGAGTTAACAAACATCCAAGATACTATAAATGCTGATACGATTGAATTTGCGATTTATCAGGATGATACTTTTAAATATAGAACTGGAACAGCTACTATTAATCAAGAAACTAGGTATTGTAAATTTACGACTACAGTTGATCCAGGTCATAAATATAAAGTGAGATGTAGAGCTGTTAGAGGTACTATTTATAGTGGATGGACTGATTATACTGATAATGAGTTATCTACACCAGTAGCACCTTCTGACATAACTACATTACGTTCGCAAAAAATTAGTGAACAACAAGCAGTACAATATGCTGTATTTGTTGAATGGCCAGATGTACCATCAGCTAAAAATTATTTAGTAGAATGGGCTACTAATATTGAATATTTTGATACTGGTGAAGCTTCTAGTCAAACAACAGAAGAAGGATCAGGACCTAGATTACTTGTAACAGGTATAGAATTAGGTCATGAATATTTCTTTAGAGTTGCTTCTCTTAATGAGAAAGGTAAATCTAAAACTTATACACCTATTAAATCTGTTAGATTAGGTACTAGACCAGCTGCGCCTACGACATACAGTAATGTTAATTCTTGTATTTTAGGTGAAGATTTAAAACTTTACTGGATACATAATTCTACAGATGGCTCTATTGAAACAACAGCAAGAATTCATTTTACAATAATAGATTCTGCTCATCCAGAATTACAACCAACTGAAATTATAAAAGTAATTCCTAATAATAGACCAGAAGAAGATAAAACTAAAACAAGTGTGTATGTAATCAATACTGATGATCCAGAATGGGCTACGGTTGGTGAAGGATATATAATTAAATGGAAAGTTCAGACAGCTGGAGTTATTGCTGAATATAGTGAATGGTCTGTTGAACGTGAAGTTAACGTTTATGCGCCACCAGTATTATCGTTGGATGTATTGGATAATCACAGTAATTCTATTGAAGAAATTAATAACTTCCCATTCTATATATCTATACTATCTGAACCACCTGCTCAAACTCCTATAAGTTATTATATAGAAGTTGTAGCTCTTCAGGCTTATCAAACAGTTGATGAAGTCGGAAAAGTCAAAATGGTTAGTATTGGTGATAAAGTATATCAAAAATACTATGATCCACAAGATAATCCATGGAGATTCTTATTAGAAATGACACCTGGTAATATAGATTTGGAGAATAATATACAATATGCTATTAACGTTACTGTATCATTAAACTCTGGTTTAAGTGCTTCTAGTACTAAAACAATATCTGTATACTTTGATGAAGTGTTCTATGATGTATTTGCTGAAGTTATAATTAATAAAGATACTTATGAAGCTTCTATTCGTCCATATTGTAATCAATATAATGAAGTGGAAGGAAAAATAGTGGCATCTTTAGTTAAAAATTGTACTTTATCAGTATACAGAAAAGAATATGATGGAACCTTTACGCTAATCGAATCTGGTGTTGCAAATGAAGAAAATCTATTTGTAACAGACCCACACCCTTCTTTAGATTATGCTCGTTACAGAGTAGTAGCAACAATGAATGACACAGGAGCTATCAGTTATGCTGATATTCCACCTGTAGAATACAAAGAATCCGCTATTATTATTCAATGGGCTGAAGAGTGGTCATCATTCAATTCTGACAATGAAGGTTCTGGAGTCATTGAACCAGCATGGTCTGGATCATTATTAAAATTACCTTATAATATAGCAATTTCTGAAAACAATAATATGGATGTATCTTTAATTAATTATGTTGGTCGTAAAAGACCAGTAAGTTATTATGGGACACATCTTGGAGAAACTGCTACATGGAATGTCGAAATTCCTAAAGATGATAAGGAAACTTTATACGCTATTAGAAGATTATCTATATGGACAGGCGATGTTTATGTTAGAGAACCTTCTGGTACTGGTTACTGGGCTAATATTAGTGTATCATATAGTATTAAATACTCTGATTTAGTAATACCAGTAACTATATCTATAACAAGAGTGGAAGGAGGTATTTAGTATGATTGATTGGTCTGAATCAATGCAACAGACTTTTGAATACTACGAAGTAGATCCTAACACTTGGAAAGATAAAAGATTACTAGATTTTGTTAAGTCTAGTTCAATTAATAGAGATAGCGGAACTGAAACACTCGGTTCTGCCTCTATTGATATTGATAATACATTAGGTGAATGCTACATTAGAATTTATCTTGTAGCAAGTCAAAATGGAGTAAAAGAAAAGATACCATTAGGTATATTTCTAGTTCAAACCCCATCTTCAAACTTTGATGGTAAAGTTAGAACAGTATCTATGGATGCATATACTCCATTATTAGAATTAAAAGAGAAACCTACACCATTAGGGTATTCATTATTAAAAAATGAAAACATAATGGAACAAGCTTATATGATTGTGAGAGAAAATTGTAGAGCACCAGTTGTAAAAACTGAATCTGATAAATTGTTACAAAGTAACTTTGTTGCTAATAACGGAGATACTTGGTTAACATTTGTAAGAGATTTAATAGCTCAAGCAAAATTTGAATTACAATTAGATGAAGAAGGAAAAATAATGTTTGCACCAAAACAAACAGTGGATGAATTACAACCTGTATATACTTATAACGATGATAATAGTTCAATATTATTACCAGAAGTAAGTTTAAAACATGATATTTATGGAATACCAAATGTAGTGGAAGTAGTATGTTCTACTGGTACAGAAGTATATTATTCACAGGTTAAAAATGAAGATCCTAACAGCCCTACTTCAATACAAGCTAGAGGTAGAGAAATAATATATCGTGATACATCACCAAATCTTCCTGGATTTCCAACTAAAGAACAAATTGATGAATATGCAGAGAATTTATTAAAAACGTTAAATTCTGTTGAATATCAAATCAGTTATTCTCATGGTTATTGCCCAGTTAGAGTTGGAGATTGTGTACGTTTAAATTATACTAAAGCCGGTTTAATCGGTATTAAAGCTAAAGTAATATCTCAGAATATTAAATGTGATTCTGGATGTACTGTAAGCGAGACTGCAATATTTACTAAAAATTTATGGAAAGAAAGGTAATAGGAGGCGAAATATATGGCTTTATCACATGAGGTTGTTTCACAATTTGCTAAATTGGTAGATAATAAACCTAAAAAAGATGAAGGAGTAACTGTTAAAGGTACATATAAAATTATTGGTGATATTGAATATGTGCAATTAGATGGTTCTGATGTACTTACCCCTGTAGAATCTACAGTTGAAGCCAAAACTGGCGAAAGAGTACAAGTATTGATTAAAGATCACTTTGCTACAGTAACTGGTAATATTTCGTCACCAGCAGCTCGTAGTAAAGATGTAAAAGATTTAGCAGATACTGTTGATGAACAAGGTAATACTATTCAACAAATGGATAATACAATTATTCAACAAGGTAATAGCATCATTCAAATGAATACCTCAATTAATCAACATGAAACAACAATAAACCAACATGATACTAAAATCAACCAACAAGGAGATCAAATAGTATCAATAAATAATACTATAATATCACAAGGAAATTCAATAGAAGCTAATCATAATGCTATAATTGCTCAAGGTAATGAAATTGACGTTATGAATAACACTATTACTTCGCATGGTAATAGTATAACTTCAATGAATAATACCATACAACAACACGGTAACAAAATTGATCAAAATTCAAATACAATAAGTCAACAAGGTAATACTATAAATCAACAAGGTAACAAAATTACAGAAATAGATAATACTGTAAAAACACAAGGTAATACTATCGTTGCGCAGGGTAATACTATCGATGCACATGGAACACAGTTAACAACACATGGTTCACAAATAACCATATTAAATTCTGGTTTTGTTATAAAAGATGGTAAATTAACAGGATTGAGTAAAGCAGTATTAGATGATTTAGAGACTAATACTTTAAAAACTGGTTATGCTAAAATTGATTTTTCAAATATTGGTGTAGCAGCTATTGAAAAATTATTTACTGATTCTGGTATTATTAAAGACTTAATAGTAAACGAAGGTCATATAACTGGTGAATTGGTCGGTGTAACAATAAAAGGTGATTTAATTGAAGCCGGAACAGTTGTTGCCGACAAACTTGTAGTAAAAGGTTCGGATGGTTTATATTATAAACTTAATACAAATGGCGAAACTATTGAGTCAGAACAAACTACAGAGAATAGTTTAAACGGTTCAATTATTACAGCAAAATCAATTACCGCAAGTAAAATTCAAGTTACTGACTTGGTTGCTTTTGGCGCTACTATAGGCGGTTTTGATATTTCAGATAATTCCATTCATTCGCATTTAAAAAATGGTGTAGATTCACCTGATGATGGTTTATTTTTAGGTGCTGATGGACAATTAGCTTTAGGCAATGATAGAAATCATATTAAATATTATAAAGATGAAAATGACAAATATATATTAGACGTTCGTCTTGATAAATTATATTTAGGTGCAAGTCAACAAACAGCAGATCAACAATTTGAAGGCATGGTTGAGATCAGTGCTAATAATTTAACTACGACATTTAAAACCTCAGGTGGCTCGAATCTTTTACGTAATTCGGTAGGATATTCTGGTACAGATTTCTGGTTATCATCAGGTAATATTACCACAAATCAAAATGACGATATGTCATTAAGTGGTAGCGAATTTATACTAAATGGTGCAGCTTCACTTGAACAAGCTTACAGTACTCAAGTTGGTATAAAATATTCAATAGCATTCAAGTATAAACATACTGCTGTCGGAACAGCCAATCAAGTCAAAATGGAATTAGTTGGTAATGGCAATACTGTCACTATATTAAATACTACTGAAACAAATAGTGCATGGAAGACAGTAACGTTGGAAGAACCATATGAAGCTATTACTACATCACCAAAATTAGTTATAACTTGCACAGGTGATGATATATTTGAAATTACAGACTTGATTGTCAGTCAAGGTACTAATGATGTATGGTCTGGTTATGTAGATGAAGTATATGGTAAGAAACATCAATTGGACGCTAATGGTTTAAGATTATATTCTGAAACATCTAATCGTTCAACCAATACTACATCCACATCATATCAATTAAAAGATGGAAGCAATGTTATCGGCGAATTAACCAGTGATAGAGTATATTCCCAAATGGGTGAATTTGATCAGGGTACTAAAATAGGCAGACTTAGAACTGTAGTACTTGATAGTAATAATATTATTGAATATATATAGGAGGTAATGTTAAATGGCTACAATATTTAATGGAAAAGTTGCTGATACAGATCCGGTTATATCAGCTACTGTAAATTATGAACATACCCGTGATGGCGCCAATATGAAATATCATGTATATGGTAGAGTATATCTTAGCACAAATGGTTATTATAGTAATAGGGTCGAGATTAACTGCTATTTAAATGGTTCAAATATATGTTCTAAAGGTGAAAAACATAGTGAATGGAACTGGTCTTGGAACTTTGATTCTGGATGGGTAACAGTATCTAATAAAACTGATGGTACTACACCGTTTTCATTTACTGTAAAAGATACTCAAAACCCTAGCTGGTGTAATTACAGTTCTACCACATATTATTTGGATGTAGATCCCGCTTACTTCACTTCCACACCAACATTTAGATTAACTAGTAGAACAGAGACTACTGCTACTTTCAGTTGGACAACACCACAAACTTGTTCAACTGTACAATATAAAATAAATGATGGGTCATGGGTGGATGTTGTTGCAGACGCTAATTCTACTAGTGGCTCATTTACTGTTAGTGGTCTATCTGCTAATACAAGTTACACTATTTATGGTAATTTTAAACGTCGAGATAGTGGTCTGTGGACCCAAACAAAACCTAGTCAAAGTGTCACGACTTATGCCTATCCATATTTAAATTCAGTTCCCGAATTTACTGTTGGAAATGCATTAACTATTGGTGTATATAATCCATTAGGTAGAAGTTGTACAGTGTATGTCATCGGAGATGATGGTGTTGAAATATTAGGCGGCACATTCACGGATACTTCTATATATCCGTTTAATAGTGACAGTTGGAAAAATAATTGGTATAAAAGTTTACCAAAAAAGAAACAAGGTACCTATAAAGCTCGTTTAGTTTGCGCTACAGGTAATGTAAATCAAACTTCGGCACCGGTTAAGTATTATTTAAACACTAGTGATTCTGGATTTAATCCAACTTTTCCAGTGGATAATGTTATAAACATAACTAATACATTGTATACGGATATTAGTGGTGCTGGTAAATTTATTAAAAACCACAATAAATTAACTGGTGTAATTAAACCTATGACTGGGCAAAGATTCGCAGATGTAACTACCGGATATTATAATATATCAACTAGTGGATTATCTACGGTTAAAAAGAATTACTCAGCTTCAAATGTTGCTTTTGAGTTAGGTAATATGAGTACCGATACATTTAATGTTACAGCGGTTGACGGAAGAGGGTTTACTACTACAGTAAGTAAAACTATTAATTTAGTAGATTATAATAATCCGGGAATAAATGCATTTAAAATTGTAAGACAGAACGGTATCGGAACTAAAGCAATAATTCATTTCGAAGGTAGTTATACTAATTGGACTGGATTATCCAAAACTAATGCTATACAATCTGTTAAATATAAAATTGGAGCATCAGGGTCTTGGAAAGCATTACCTACTAGTGCAAAATTAACTAATACAAATGGTGTCTGGGTACTCGATGCAACATTAGACGACACATTTGAGACAACTTCTCAATATGATTTGTATTTACAAGTTAAAGATTTATTAGAAACTATCGAATTTGGAGCGTATACTATATCTACAGCAGATGCTTTCATATGGAAAGACCTAGCTAATAAAAGAATGGGTATAAATAAAAAACCAACAGAAGCTTTAGACGTTCATGGAAACATTAAAGGCGATGGAAATGTAGAAGGCATTAACGTTAAAGGAAATGCTTTATATATTAATGGCGTAAAAATGATTTGGTATGAATAGGAGGATATATGAAAGATAAAATATATAACATTTTGCAAGTAATAGCAATTCTTATTGTCGTATCTGCTGTAGTTATGATGTTGCTATTTTTCTGGATAATATATAGACTTGCTACGTACGATCATTGTAGAGATATAAATTTTACAGAACCAATCTGTGAAAAATATAGAGATTTCTGAAAGGAGAAAACAGAAATGAAAAACTTAATTAACTATATATATATATATCACGAAAGAGAGGTGGAACAACACTTATAGTTCCATCTAAAAACCGAAAGGAGGTGGAGGTTATTTAATTAACCTTACATCTCTTGGAGGTGTTATCTAATGGCTGCATTAAAAATATCACAAGAAATATTAAATATAATATATCCTGTTGGTAGTGTTTATATGAGTACTAATTCAACGAATCCGTCAATATTGTTTGGTGGAACTTGGACAAAAATAGAAGGTAGATTTTTATGGGCTACTGTAAACACCCCAATGAGAACCGGTGGTAGTGGAACACATAGCCACGGTGCTGGTTCTTTAGTTGCTTGTTATGACCCTAAAAATAGTTGGAATAATGCTTTATTTAGAGTAAAAAATGTTAGTAATGGTTGGACTTTAAGTGGTTATATGAGTGAGGGTAGAGGTTGGAATGATGGAGGTGGTGGTGCTGGTAGAGGTATCGAAGTAGTTGGCGATACATCAAGTACTTAAACATATCCTCCATATTTTGAAGTATATATGTGGTATAGAACTGCTTAATTAGATAGCAAAGAACTATAAGTATAATACTTATGGGTGAATTAAAAATTTCAAGTGATTTACAAAATGTAATTAAAAAGGTTGTTCTTGATACATATTACCCAGTTGGGAAAACATATATTACAATGGGTAACGAAGATCCAAATAAAACTATAGGAGGAACCTGGATTAAGGTATCTGGTGGATATTTATATGCTACTACCACATCTTTGGGGCAAACAAGTTTTTATGGCTGGGGAACTCAATCTGGAGGTAATGGAAATAGTGGTAGTACAACGTTGACCGCATCTCAATGTGGATTACCAAGGCATGAACACGATATGTGGGATAGTACTTATGGTGGATATACTAATCAAATGGGTATAAGAGAAGATGGTGGTGGTGGTTCTCATAAAATACCAACTTATTCCCAAACCGATGGTTGGTCAACTTATAGACCTGCTCCAGCTGGAGGTGATAATGCAAGTGAGGGGCATACTCATACTATTCCAGCTCACTCACATAATATAGCAACAATAGATATATTTATGTGGAAAAGAACTGCTTAATTAGATATTAAATAACCGATTATTATGGCTCAATATATAAATAAAGATACTTATGTTGGAGATACTGGAAAACAATTAAAAGATATATTAACCAATTCTAATAGCATTAAAACTAATACTGATAATATAAATGATCTTAAGAATAATAAACAAGATAAGTTATATGATAGTGGTTATAAACCAATGGATTCGTTTGGAACGTATTTCACAGAATACGATAATAATTTTAGAGCAGTAAGGGTAAGAAAAATAGGTAATGTGTGTTATTTAAAAGGATTAATAAGTGTCACACAGGCTCGAAACGATACAGAGGATATTTTGTGCACTATACCAAGCGGTTTTAGACCTTCATTAAGAGTATATGTGCAGGCTGCATCATCTTCTGGTGAAGTATCTAATGGAGGTCATCCATGTCTTTTAACTATAAGACAAGATGGTACTATACGTTTACATAATTCATATTGTACTGGATGGTTATCATTAGACGGTATATCATATATACAAGACTAATATTATTAATAAAATAGGGGAGGAAATATGGAAATAAAATTTGATGAATTGTTAAAAGCTATACGAATAATTATAGATTTTCTAGCAGTATTTGGTATAACTTTTGAAGTACTACCTATCAAATTCTCACCATTGAGATGGTTAGGTAATAGATTAAATAAAGCTACTAATGAAAAGATCGATAAAATTCAAGGTCAAGTGGATCGTATGGAATATGAAAATGATATGAGAGATTTAAGAAATGTAAAGTCTCGAATTCATCAGTATGGACAATCCATACGAAAAGGAGAAAAACTCACAGAAGAAATTATAAAAAGTGCCTTTGATGATTTAGATGTTTATGATTTCTACAAAGATAAATATAAATATATGAACATTAATGGCAAAAGAGTAAAAATCAATGGAGAGGTTGAAACAGACAGAGTCTTATTAAAAGAAGCTGCTACTAAACCTAAGAAATAGATTGTTTGTAAAGGAGGTGAAAAATAATGGAATTGTTCGAAGCGTTCAAAGAATTCATTAAACCGGAACTATTAATATTAATACCAGTATTATATTTAATGGGTATAGGTATGAAGAAATCTGAAGTTAAAGATAAATTCATACCATTATTATTAGGTATAGTTGCTGTAATATTATCTGGTTTATATGTATTTGCTACTAGTGAAATAACAGGAGCAAAAGAGATTGCTATGGCGATATTCGTAGCACTAACACAAGGAATTCTTACAGCAGGAGCAAGCGTATATTTTAATCAATTATATAAGCAATCTCAAAAGAAAAAATAAGTTTCTTATAAAATATATTTGTAAAGGAGGAAAATCAAAATGGAAGAAAATATTCTACAAGAAGGGCAAATAGTTGAAGTTGACTATGATAAAGACCTTGTAAAGGAGTATCAAAACAACTATATTATGGAAGAGGAAGGTAGAGGAGCTGACCAAGATTTAGAATCAGAACCATACGGAACTCAAACCACAATAAATGAAGTACCTTTCGAAGAAATGAACGAAGAAGGAGAAGTAATTATTGAGGAGGTGACTACTGATGATAAGAACAACTAGACCAACTTCAGGTAATAAATATTTCATCAGAAAAGCTAATGGTGGATATTCTACATGTATCCAAGGAAAACCAACTGATAGTCAATGTAATGTTCTAGCAAACTGTGTTGGATATGCTTGTGGTGCTTATAATGAAGAACTTGGTTTAGGATATGAAAAATACCATTTAAATTGTAATGCTGAAAACTTTATTGAAAGAGCCATTGCAAGCGGTTTATCAGTATCGTCTAAACCAGTTATTGGTAGTATTTTGTGTTGGGAAGGAGTTGGATCTCTTGCAGGCCATGTTGCTATTGTTATTGAAGTAATTAATGATAATTGCATTAGAACTGCTGAGAGTGGTTATGGTAGTTCACACCCATTCTGGATAACTACAAGATATAATAATAATGGTCGTTGGGGATTAAATGCTAATTATAAAACTAGAGGTTTCATTATAAATCCTAACTATCCATATAATCCTACACCAAAACCAGAACCTACTCCAAAACCTACTCCTGGACCAAGTGATAAATTCAATATTGGTGATAAAGTAGTAATCAATGGTGCTTTATATACTAGTTCAAATGCTGCTTCACCAGCTGGAAGTATAAGTAATAAAGTAACTAATATTACTAGAAAGAATCCTGGCTCAGCACATCCTTATAATACAACTGGAGATTTAGGTTGGATGGATGAAAGTTCTATCAGAAAAGCAGAAGAACCAAAACCAGCACCACAACCAACAGGATTACAAGTTGGAGATAGAGTAAAAATAACTGGTACAGGTAATGGTTCAAGTTATGGTGATAGTAATACTGCATACGGTATTGGTTGGGAAAGACAAATACTTAAAATATGGAGTGGTAGACCATTCCCATATCAAGTAGGTAATTCAACGGGTACTACAGGATTCTATAAAGAATCATCATTGCAAAAGTTATAATATAATAAGAGAGGTGTCGTTAAAAATACACACCCTCTTATTTTTTCGCGTGAACTACATACGGTATAATAGAAAAGGAGAATAAATTATGAATAAAATTAAAATATTTGGTTATATTACATTAGGAGGATTATTATTAAAGATAATTCATAATCAAGAAACATTAGACAATCACATTGAACGTAATTGTAATAGTGGTATTGGATATGATGAAACACTTGAATATAATAACCTACGTAATAGAATCGGAAGAAAAATTTATAAATTATTTAATAAAGAAGCGTAGTTTACACACTATGTTTCTTTTTCGCGGGATAAACAGGTTATTTATTGAAAGGAGTGTGTAAATATGGACAATGAAAAACTAGCGAGAATTGGTTTAGGATTAGGTGCAATCGCTATGGGTGTATTAGCATGTCTTTCAGTATCAGAGTTAGCTCACAATGTCAGGGTACACTCTTTAGAAAGAAAGCTATATAAACAAGAGATTAAACTTAATAATGAATTAATTAAGTATGTTAATAAAATTGTTAATACCAAACACAATTTAAAGAAGAGTAAGTAACATATACTTATTCTTTTCGTTTTATTTACATATCTTTTAATGAAAGGAGGCTTAACATGAAGAATAAAATTAAGGGGATTTTATATGCTGCTACTTCCGGAGTAGGTACGCTTATTAATGTACATTGCTTTAACAAAGCTATATCACTTTGGAGAGACGAGGATAAATAACATCCTCTTTATATTTTCGCGTAATTTACAAGCCATATAGTGAAAGAAGGAGAATGGATTATGAATAAAATTTTAAGCATTTTAATGTTAATTACGATTGGAGGTGCAATGTCTATAGCTCTTATAATAGCATGGTTAATGGGTATGTTATATCTATTAATAAATGAGATTATAGGAACAAAGAAATTTGCAGTAAAGTTTCGTAAACTAAACACAATTATTGCTGAAGAATTTAAGGATATCATAAAAGGTATCAAAACATTATTTGTAGAGTCTAAATAACTTAGACTTTACATTTTTCTTTTTTCAAACTCGCGAAATTTACAAACATTATAATGAAAGGAATTGGAGGTGCAATTATGAATAACAAAGTTAAAACTGTAGCTATCGTTGCTGCTGGTGTATTAGCCAGTGCTGCAATAGTAACAAAAATTGTTAAAATCGTAAGAACTCACAAAGAAGAAAAAGAAGCTAAATAATTTTAGACTTTTTCTTTTTGTTTTAGTTTTACGAAGGAGGGCGAACAATGGAATGTATTATATTTCTTATTGTAGGCTTTACAATTGGGTTTATTTTTTGTATGATATTTAAGAGACGTGACGAAGTACATGGTAGAATAGAAATCGAACCAAGTACTGGGTTATGTCGTTTTAGAATATCTAGTGATGAAATCGCTAACCCCCGCAAAAAATATGCTATATTTAGAATTAGTCACAATGCTATCATTTCGCGAGATGAACAGTGACTATAGTGAAGGGGGAAAATTGTTATCATGTAAATAAAGGAGGACCAAAACATGAACAATAATATTGAAGAAGCCCTTTGGAAAGATTACGGTGAATTAGGTGATCTTATCAGTGTCATGGGCAATGACGACGAAAGAAAGCGAGGAATATTAGAAGAACGCGATAAAATTCGTAATGAATTACTCAAACTTGAACAAAGCAGAAATGAAATGAGGATAAAAAGGGAAGAAATTAATGCTGAGGACGAGCGTGAGAAAATTCGTAATAGAATAACTATTGTGACTTTTGGAATATCCACAGCAATCAGTTTGTACGCGATTGTTAGGACATTTAGATTTGATCAAGATTCTACGGTAACTAGTACCTTAGGACGAAATATTCTAAATAGTGTTATACCTAAATTATTTAAGAAGTAGATAACATTAACCTTTAAAGGAAAAGACAAAATATATAATTGCCTTTTCTTTTTGTTTTACAATTATGAAAGGAGAATATATGAATAAGGCTCAATTATTTTTGAAAGCACACTCGCCAACGATATTAACAGTAATAGGTTCTACAGGTGTTGTAATTACGGCTGTATTGGCCGTTAAAGGCACTCCTAAGGCTCTAAAGTTAATAGAAGAGGCAAAAATGACTAAAGGAGACGAATTAACGGTAGGAGAGACTGTACAGGTGGCTTGGAAGCCATATATTCCTGCAGCTATATCTTGTGTATCTACTATATTATGCATAGTTGGTGCAAACTATCTTAATATTCAGAAACAAAAGAATTTGATGTCTGCTTATATGTTATTGGACAATGCATTTAAAGAATATCGTAATCGAGTATCCGAACGTTATGGTGAAGAAGTAGATGAAGAATTCTCACATGATCTTGTCCGTAAACAATTAGAAGAAATGGAAGGGATATATACCGAAACATTATTCTTCGAATTTAATTCAATGAGATTCTTTGAGGCAAACATACATAAAGTACTTCAAGCGGAATGTAAAGCGAAAATACAATTTGAACAATGTGAACATTTAACATTGAATGATTACTATTCATATTTAGGTATAGAACCATCACCTTATGGTGAAGCTATGGGATGGAGTAAATATCAAATGCAAACAGAAGAGCATGTTGACGACTTAGAATTTACATATGAACGTGTTATAATGAGTAATGGAATAGTTTGTTATAATATTATTACAAATGTTTCGCCAACAATGGATCATTTCTGCTTTTAATTCGCGGGATGAACAGTGCCTATATTGAGAAAGAAAGGAGAATAACTATGAACAAAATTAAAGTATTTAAAATTGTTGGAATTGGCTTAAGCGTAGCTGGTATGTTAGTAACAGCATTCGTTGGAGACAAAGAAAACAAATTACAATTAGAAGCATTAGTTAATAGCCGTTTAGGTAATAAATAAAGGAATTGAAACATATTCCTTTATGTTTTTCAGGAAGGAGAATAAATATGAGTATAAAACTCGAAAACGGAATTAAGGCAATAAGAGGATTTATTGTAAAAAATGCTCCTCAAATATTGACTGGAATAGGAATATCTGGTATGATAGGTTCTACTGTATTAGCAGTTAAAGCTACACCAAAAGCTTTAGAACTATTAAATAATAAAAAAGAAGAACTTAATGCAGATACTCTTACGTTTAAGGAAACCATTGCAACAGCATGGAAACCATATATTCCTGCTGGAACATTATGTATAACATCTGTAGCTTGTATAATTAGTGCTACGACTATTAGCACAAAGCGACAAACTGCTTTAGCTACTGCTTATACATTATCAGAAAGAGCATTCTCAACCTATAAAGATAAAGTAATCGAAACTATAGGTGAGAAAAAAGAGAAAAAAATACGTGATGAGATAGCTCAAGATAGAGTTAATCAAGATAATGGAGAGAAGAGACAAATAATAATTACCCCAAAAGGTCAAACTCTTTGTATGGATAGTATATCTGGAAGATATTTTAGGTCCGATCTAGATACCATTCGTAAAGTGGTTAATTCTTTAAATAGAGAAATGACTCATCAAAATTATATTTCATTAAATAAATTCTATTCAGAACTTGGTTTACCAGGTATAAAAGAAGGGGATTATATTGGATGGAATATTGATCGAGGTTTAATAGAGTTAGACTTCGATGCTTGTATAACAGATACAGATGAACCTTGTATCGTTATTGATTATAATATCACACCTGATAAAGGGTTTGATAGATAGAAAATTAGTTCGCGAAAAAATCGGGGACTATAATGAAGAATTATTTCTTCACACTTATTTTAGAAGGAGGAAAAAACAATGAGTGAAAAAGATGTAATGAATGAAACAATGGAAGGAACTATGGATTTAGTTGAAGTACCAACTACTGGTAATACTTTAGCTAAAGTTGCAATAGCAGGTGCTGTAGTAGCTGCTGGTGTAGCTGTAGTGATGTATATCAGAAAGAAGAGAAAAGCTAATGCTGTAGAAGCAGAAGTTGTAGAAGTTCAAACTAAAAACTCTAGCAAAACTGAAAAATAGAGTGAAGAAAAATGATTGAGGGGTGTATTAAACATATACTCCTCTTTTATTTTTAATCAAAGAATAAAGAAAGGAAAAATAAAATGAACGGAAAAAATGTAGTTGATGGAAATGTAACTGGTTTAACAGATTATAAATCTAATTCGAATCGTTCAAAGGAAAATAAAACTGAAGAACATAAAGTTGAAAAAGTTGTTAAAGGTCCTGTTGTTACGAGAAAAAAATCCAGTTTTGATAAATTAAAAGGCGAATTTATATCTGACGATGCAAAGAATATTAAATCTTATGTATTCGGTGAGGTATTAATTCCAGCTATTAAGAAAGCTATATCTGATATAGTAACAGACGGTATATCTATATTATTGTATGGTGAATCAAAGGGAAGAGCTAATAGTGGTCGTTCGACAGCTGATAGAGTATCGTATAGAAGTTATTATGATAGTTCTTATGATCGTAGAGCACCAATTAATAGATCTACAAGCTATTCTTATGACGATATTATTTTAAATTCTCGTGGAGAAGCAGAAGATGTTTTAATGAGAATGGATGAATTAATGGAAACATATGGATTAGTACGTGTTGCTGATTTATATGATTTGGTTGGTATAACAGGTAATTATACTGATAATAAATATGGATGGACAAATATCCGTAATGCGGAAATTGTTCGTGTTAGAGATGGGTACATGATTAAAATGCCTAGAGCAGTACCTATAGATTAAATTTAAGGAGGAGAATAAACTATGAAACAAGAAATTATTAACAAAGCTACTAGATTATTATCTAGTACACAATATCAAGTTAAAAAGCATAGTCCTGAAATCTTAATGGTTGCAGGAATTGCTGGTACTATAGTTGGTACAGTACTAGCTTGTAAAGCTACAACAAAAGTTAGCGAAATTATAGAAGAAAAGAATAAAAATATTGAAGATGTTCATACTTGCTTAGAAGATAATACAAAAGAATATACAGAAGAAGATTCAAAGAAAGACCTTACCATTATTTATGCTCAAACAGGAGTAAAATTATTTAAATTATATGCACCAGCTATTGGAGTAATGACTTTAAGTTTTGCTAGTATTATAGCAGGTCATAAAGTATTAAAGAAGAGAAACGTAGCAATTGCTGCAGCATATGCAGTTATAGATAAAAGCTTCAAACAATATCGTAAGAATGTTATTGAAGAATTTGGCGAGGGCGTAGATCAACAAATGAGATTTGGTCTAAAATCTAAAGAGATTAAGAAAAAAGATAAGGACGGAAAGACAGTAAAAGAAACAGAATATTATATTGATCCAGATGCTAATCCTTTGGATAATATAAGCGAATATGCTAGATTTTTTGATGCATCTTCATCTAATTTTGCAAAAGATCCAGAATATAATATGATGTATTTAAGAAGACAACAAGATTATGCTAATGAAATGCTAAAATCAAGAGGTCATTTATTCTTAAATGAAGTATATGATTTACTTGATATTCCAAGAAGTAAAGCTGGTCAAGTAGTTGGTTGGGTTTACGATAAAAATGGAAACACAAAAGGAGACAATTACGTAGATTTTGGTCTATATAGAAATGATCAAGGAACTCGTAGATTTGTTAATGGTTTAGAATATAATATATTATTAGACTTTAATGTTGACGGAGTTATCTACGATATAATATAAAAAGGAGGATATATGAAAAATTTATTATGCTTTGTAGCAGGGGCTGCTATAGGCTCTGTTGTTACATGGAAATTAATTGAGAAAAAATATAAAGATTTAGCAGACGAAGAAATAGAATCTGTTATAGAAACTTTTAAAAATAGAAAACCAAGAATAACTAAAGACGAAGTTAAAGAAACAGTTGAAAAAGTTATTAATAAATGTAAAGAACCAAAAGAAACAGTTGAAGATATTGTCACATCTGAAGGATATTCTATTGAAAATGAAGAAGAAATCGACGAAGATGATGAATCTAATTATACTGTAGATGTAGATCCAGGTGTTGAAGTTATTGTACCATATGTAATAACACCTGAACAATTTGGTGAATATAATGAATATGGCACAAAGACTTTAACATATTATGCAGACAATGTATTAACTGATGAAATAGATAATCCAATAACATCGGATGAAATGGAAACAATGATTGGCCCAGATGCTCTAGATCATTTTGGTGAGTATGAGGACGATTCTGTTTATATTCGTGATGAAATGAATGAAATGGATTATGAAATATTAAAAAGTGAAAAAACGTTTAGTGAGATTCAAGAAAGAGGACGTGCTAATTAATGGAGCTAAGCCACGTAATTGAGAATGAATATTTTGAGTGGCTATACAATTACGTATGCAAATATAAAGTTCACGGAGACATTTCTTATAGGAAATTATTCGCGATGCTTCATGATACTGAGTTTATATTTAGTATACCAAACGACGTCAATCGTGCAATAGATGGTGAAGATCTTCGTTATCGATTCTCATTAGAGTTCGAAGAACGAGAAGGGGTGCCCATTCCATGTAAAATAGAGGGTCCTTGCTCGGTATTGGAAATGATGGTTGCATTAGCAATTAGATGCGAGGAAACTATTATGGATGATCCGAGGTATGGTGATCGTACCGCTCAATGGTTTTGGAGAATGATGTCTAACCTTGGATTAGGGTTAATGACTGATGATATTTATGATAGAGATCTAGTCAAACACAAGTTAGACATATTTCTTCATAGAGAGTATGAACCAGATGGTAAAGGCGGACTGTTTTATATTAGAGACTGTGCTGAAGATCTACGAGAAGTAGAAATCTGGGCGCAGCTATGCTGGTATTTAGACAAGTTTGTTTAAAAATAAATTATTGAAAGGAGAATTAATATGATATTTTTAAGTGATAATGCGTTCAGTTATATAAAAAGAAATTACATGAAAACGTGTATAGTGTTGTTTATGGGTTTCGCATGCTTGTATACTATATCTAAAAAGGTAAATGAGCAAGAAGAAAAAATAAATAATCTCACTAAAAAAGTTGAGGAGTTGAAACCAAAGAAAGGAGACTAGAAGGATATGGTGGATTTTTTAATCATATCTACACGTTCTACCAAAAAGGGTACTGAGATATTTCCAAAATTCCGTTTATATCCTAAGTCTAAAGATTTAATGATTCGAGGTGGCGATTTTTATGCTGTTTGGATTGAGGAACGAGGTTTATGGTCTACTAATGAAGACGATGCATTAGCTATAATTGATAATGAATTAAAGAAATATGCGGACGACTTCATTGACAAACACCCAGAAGAATATGTTAATATTCTATATACTTGGGATTCAAGTACTGGTTCTATAGACCAATGGCATAAATATTGTCAAAAACAAAAAAGAGACTCATTTGAAATGTTGGATGAAACTCTTATATTTTCAAATACTGAAACTAACAAGAGTGATTATGCAAGTAAACGATTACCATATCCTCTTGAAGAAGGTAACATCGATTCATATTTAAAATTGGTGTCTACTTTATATTCTGACGAAGAACGTCATAAACTTGAATGGGCAATAGGTTCTGTTATTACAGGCGACTCTAAGCATATTCAAAAGTTTTTAGTTCTTTATGGTGCAGCAGGTACGGGTAAATCAACTGTACTAAATATAATGCAAAAATTGTTCGAAGGTTATTATTCTGTGTTTGATGCTAAAGCATTAGGTTCTGCTAATAACACATTTGCTTTGGAAGCATTTAAAACTAATCCATTAGTAGCTATTCAACATGATGGTGATTTATCTAGAATCGAAGATAACACAAGATTGAATAGTTTGGTATCACACGAATTAATGACTGTTAATGAAAAATTTAAATCAACATATTCTAATAGATTTAAATGTATGTTATTTATGGGCACAAACAAACCTGTACGTATTACAGATGGTAAGTCTGGTTTGATAAGAAGACTTATTGATGTATCACCAACGGGAAATAAGTTAGATGTAAAAGAATATAATAGACTTGTTAAACAAATAGACTTTGAACTGGGTGCTATTGCTTGGCATTGTAAAGAAGTATATTTGTCTGATCCAGGTTGCTATGATCATTACGTACCAACTTCTATGATGGGTGCATCGAATGATTTTTATAACTTTGTTATAGACGCATATCATGTATTTAAAAGAGAAGATGGTACTACTTTAAAAGCAGCTTGGGAAATGTATAAAGCATATTGTGATGATGCAAAGGTACCATATCCATTATCACAAAGAGCTTTCAAAGAAGAATTAAAAAACTACTTTAAAAATTATGATGATAGATTTAATTTTGAAGACGGGTCTAGAGTAAGAAGTTATTATAGTGGTTTTAAGACAGATATATTTGACAAAAATGAGAAAAAACCCGGTGAGAAAAAATCGGAAAACAATTCTTATATTATAGATTTTAAAGAACAAGAATCTATATTTGATAAAGAATGTATTGATTGTCCAGCACAATACGCCTCTAGTAAAGAGACGCCTAGTAAGAAGTGGGACGATGTAAAAACAACACTAAAAGACATAAACACTAGTAAAGTCCACTATGTTAAAATTCCTGAAAATCATATTGTTATAGATTTTGATTTAAAAGATGAAACTGGTAAAAAGTCTTTCGAGAAAAATTTAGAAGCAGCTAGTAAATGGCCAACAACATACGCTGAACTATCTAAAAGTGGAAGCGGTATTCATCTACATTATATTTATAAAGGGGATTCTACTAAATTGGCTAGAGTTTATGCCGATAGTATTGAAATTAAGGTATTTACTGGTAAGAGTTCTTTAAGGAGAAAATTAACTAAATGTAACAATGAACCTATAAGAACTATATCTTCCGGTTTGCCTACGAAAGGAGAAAAACCAATGGTAAGTGCAAATGTTATTCAGAGTGAAAAAGGTTTAAGAGCTTTAATTGAAAGAAATCTTAATAAAGAAATTCACCCTGGAACAAAACCAAGTTGTGACTTCATATACAAAATATTAGAAGATGCATACGAACAAGGATTAAAGTATGATATTTCTGATATGAAAAATGAGATATTTGCGTTTGCTGCACATAGTACGAATCAATCAGATTATTGTATTAAACTTGTGAAACAAATGCACTTCAAATCAGATGAAGCTTCAACTCCTGTCGATTCGAGTAATGAAGCTATAGTATTTTATGATATAGAAGTATTTCCAAATTTATTATTAGTAAATTGGAAAAAACAAGGAGAAGGAAATAAAATTGTACGAATGATTAATCCTAGTCCTAGCGATATTGAAGAATTATTGCAATTTAGATTGGTAGGATTTAACTGTCGTAGATATGATAATCATATTATCTATGCTAGATTATTGGGATATTCTAATGAACAATTATATAATCTATCTCAAAGAATTATTAATGGAGAAAGAAATGCTTTCTTCGGAGAAGCATATAATTTAAGTTACACTGATATTTATGACTTCGCATCAGCTGGTAATAAGAAATCTCTTAAGAAGCTGGAGATTGAAATGGGTATCCATCATAAAGAATTAGGATTACCTTGGGATCAACCAGTACCAGAAGAAAAATGGATTGAAGTAGCAGAATATTGTGATAATGATGTTATTGCAACAGAAGCTGCTTGGAATTATTTATCAGCAGATTGGTTAGCAAGACAAATATTAGCTGATTTAGCCGATTTAACGGTCAACGATACAACTAATAGTCTTACAACTAAAATTATATTTAGAGGAGAAAAGAAACCTCAAGATAAATTCTGTTATAGAGATTTATCACAACCAGTGTTTGAACTACATCCAGATGTAAAGAAATTCTTGGATAAAGCTTGTCCAAAAATGATGGCTCAAGCACATGGACCAAAAAATAGTATTCTACCATATTTTCCAGGATATAAATATGAAAATGGTGTATCTACATACAAAGGAGAAGAGGTAGGAGAAGGGGGTTATGTTTATGCAGAACCAGGTATACATAAAAATGTTGCTCTGTTAGATATAGCCTCAATGCATCCTCATAGTGCAATAGCAGAATGTTTATTTGGTCCAGAATATACAGAACGATTCAGAGACATTGTTGAAGGTCGTGTAAGTATTAAACATGAAGATTGGGATGCGGTTAATAAAATGTTGGATGGAAAATTAACTCCATATGTACAAAAAGTAATTAATGGAGAATTAACATCTAAGCAATTAGCTAATGCTTTAAAAACAGCAATAAATTCGGTTTATGGTTTAACATCAGCAAACTTTGATAATCCATTCAGAGATGTTAGAAATAAAGATAATATTGTTGCTAAACGTGGAGCATTATTTATGATAGATTTAAAAGAGGAAGTTCAGAAGAGAGGATTTACTGTTGCTCATATTAAGACAGATTCTATCAAAATACCTGATGCAACACCAGAGATCATACAATTTGTTATGGATTTTGGTGAAAAATATGGTTATACATTTGAACATGAGGCTACATACGACAGAATGTGCTTAGTAAATGATGCTGTTTATATTGCTAAATACAAAGATGGTGGTTGGACAGCTACAGGAACTCAATTCCAAATTCCTTATGTATTCAAAACATTATTCAGTAAAGAACTTATTGAATTTGATGATATGTGTGAAACTAAATCTGTTACAAGTTCATTATATTTAGATATGAATGAAAATCTTCCAGATGTAACAGCTGAAGAAAAACAAGTAGATAAATATAATCAAATGTTAAAGAAAGGACAAATATCTGAAGGAGAATATAATACTGAAGTTACAGCTTTAAAGAAAATAATTGAAACTGGACATGATTACAGATTTATTGGAAAAGTTGGAAACTTCTGTCCTATATTACCAGGTAAAGGTGGAGGATTATTAGTACGTGAAAAAGACGGAAAATATTATGCTGCTACTGGAAGTAAAGGTTATAGATGGCTTGAATCGGAAATGATTAGAGGAACTAATGAGGCATTTATTGACAGACGTTATTATGATGAATTAGTTAATGAAGCTATCAAAACAATTGAACAATATGGAGATTTTGAGATATTTGTAACTGATACAGATGAATAATATTCCTACTTATGAGGAATTAAAAGAAATAAAAGAATACAAGACATATGATATCTTCTTTCCAGTATTCGGTGGATATTTCAGATTAACTATCAATGAACACGATGAAAGAAATATAGCACTTGATTACTTGGAAGGAGGATATTTATGTGGTATTATTAGAAAGTTTAATTCAGAATATGCTTTCAGTAAATTGTATAAATTCAATAAGAAAAATTATAATGGTTTATTAAAGCTTTATAAAGAAATGTTAGAAGTTGCTTATAAAGAATTGGGTGAACAACTTAAAAATAACGCGTAAAAAACAGCCTTTCTTATAGAGAAAGGAGAATCAATTATGGGATTTAAAAAAGGAAGTATTGGTGCTATATTAATGGAGGACTTGAATAATTTGAAGAAAGATAGAGAGGCATTGATCGAGGAATTAAAAGATCAATATCCATCTAGCAAAGAACTTGAACTTATTACAAGTACAATCACAACATATAACGCCATTATTAAAGAATTAGAACATATAATTGACAAAACAAAATTAGCCATAGAGTCTGAATAAGACTTTTGGTTTTAATTTTATTCGCGTGTTTTACACCCCTTATAATGAGAAAGAAAGGAGAATAATTTATGAAAGAAGTTGTTAAAAAATCTATGTTATACGGATTGGTAGGTGTACCAGTATTTGTAGTTTCAGTTGCGGTAAGTAATGGAATTATAAAAGGTGTATCACAAGCTATCTCTAAACATAAAAAAAATAAATAATTATTCAAATATAGGCTATTGGTGTAAGATTATTACACCTTTAGTTTTAATTTTATGAAAGGAAGGATTTAAAATGAAAATTAATAACAGAGGAAATATTTTAGAAATTGAAGACGCAAGAATTATATTTAGAAACTTTGCCGGAGTAGGTAGTAAATACAATAGAGAAGGTGACAGAAATTTTGCTGTAATTATTCCTAATGAAGATATTAAGGACCAATTAGTAGCAGATGGATGGACCGTTAAAATTAAACCTCCTAGAGAAGAAGGGGAAGAACCTTTTATGTATTTACCAGTTAAAATTAAGTTTAATAATAGAGGTCCAGCTGCTTATGTTGTGTCTGGGGATCAAGTTACAAAACTTAATGAAGACACAATTGATATGTTAGACGAAATTGATATTCAGTCAGTTGATATGGATATTCGTCCATACGATTGGGAAGTTAATGGTAAACAAGGTAGAAGTGCATATCTTCAAGCTATTAACGTAATCCAAAATATTGATAGGTTTGGTGCTAAATATGCAAACAAAGAATAGAAAAATAACATTAGGATGTAATCTAAAAGATATTTATCCAGTATCAATAGATGAATGCGATTTAAAAACTAATGATGATTTTCTAGATGCTATGAGATATTATTCAGAACAAGGAAATTATTACCATAATATTTTATCGGCATCCATGGAAGTAAAAGTTGATATTCCAGGAATGATAGACAGGGTTATATTTAACGACCCTGCTACTATCATATATTGGAAAGATGGAAGTAAAACAGTTGTAAAAAGATCAGAAGATGATATTTGGGATCCTGAGAAAGGATTCTGTATGGCTGTAATTAAAAAGTTATACGGTCGTACAAGTTTCATAAAAAGATTTATGGAACCAGAAGAAGAAATGCCAATTCTTACAGTAGAAGAAGCATGTGAGAATTTAAAAAATTTTGGTAAAAAGTTAAATGATATGATGGGTAAAGGAGGAAAGAAATAATATGGATCCATTAATAAAAGAAAAAACTTTAGAAGAAAAAATAAATGATATTAATCATTTAGAAGGTGTTAGTTTAGAAGATACTATTGAACTAATGAAAAGCGATGATTATAAAGAAAGATTTGTTGCAGAATACATGCAAACAAAAATTAGATATAATAATTTACACAGAATGATAGTACAATACGATGCTGGTACTTTAGCATTTGAACCAGTTACTCCAATATTAACATTAAAGAATCAAAAATCTTTTATGGGACAATATTTAAACCAATTAGAAATTAGAGCTGAAATAGAAGGTATTAAATTACCAAACTGTTAGTTTATATTTTAGAGTAATTTCGAAAGGTATCTATATTTATGGAAACTGACTGGAGAGAAAAACTAATCACTCCAAAGAAACCTTTTAAAGGCGAAGTAATTGAAATTGGTAAAATGCTGTCTAAAGAATATTTCCGAATTTATTTGGAAGATAATAATAAAAATCTAGAAGTTTTAGAGGATGATATTATAATAATGGGATTCAAAGAATTTGAAGACACTTATGTAATGTTGTTGGCTCTTCCTAAGCTACCAGATTATTATTGCGAAATGACTTTTAGTATTAGTAATAAAAAATTATTACAAACTAATATGTTTAGAAAGATCATATTGTAAGGGGGTTATGTAGAATGAAAAAAGAAGAATTTATAAATATGTGCAAACGTATGGTTGTAGAATATTATAATCGGTATGTTCACATGATAGATAATCCGACCATTACAGTAGATAATGTCGATCTAATAGAGTTTGAAAACTCAGAGGATTATATTCAAGAAGCATTATTAATGGTAGATATAGATCCATGGTTACAGTATAAGGTTATATATAATCCAAATGCTAAGAATAAAAAGGATCAAAAAGAATTAATAAGCTATACTATTTATACATAAGGAGGTGTAAATATGAGTGCTAAGTACGACGAATATATTATTGAGCACAAGTCAAATGTAACTAAAGCATATGATTGGTTATGCAAAAACTTACCAGAGATATTTCCAGATGAAGCTGTTAAATCTATGGTAGAATGGCAATGTACTAATGCTCACGATCAATCTAAATATGAAAAAGAAGAGTATGATGCATATGATGCATATTTCTATGGAAATCGTTCATACGAAGTAGTACAAAACTTTAATTATGCTTGGTTACAACATATTCATAAGAATCCTCATCATTGGCAACATTGGATACTAATTAATGATGATTCAGAACTAGGTATTGTAGCATTAGAAATTCCGCTTAATTATATTATTGAAATGATATGTGATTGGTGGAGTTTCAGTTGGAGATCTGGTGATCTTTATGAAATATTTGATTGGTATGCAAAGCATAGAGATGGAATGCAAATTAATGCTACATCTAGAAAAATAGTCGAGGATATTCTGAATAAGATGCGTACAAAGCTAGATGATATTTATGAGTAAACCATTCTTATATGATTATCAAATGGATGCAGTTAATAAGATGAAAAATGGATGCATATTAAATGGAGGTGTCGGTTCTGGCAAGTCTAGGACTGCTCTCTACTATTATTTTAAGGAGCAAGGGGGTAGTATGGACCCTATATTTATGCCCATGAAAATACGCCCAAAAGACCTTATAATAATAACTACAGCTCGAAAAAGAGATACTTTAGAATGGGAAGGAGAATTAGCTAACTTTTTAATGTCTACTGATGAGAAACAGTACAAACGATATGGAAATCATATTTATGTAGACTCTTGGAATAATATTAAAAAGTATGCTGATATAACTGGGTCATTCTTTATATTTGATGAGCAAAGAGTAGTCGGATCAGGAGCTTGGGTTAAAGCATTCTTAAAAATAACTAAATCTAATGATTGGATATTATTAAGTGCTACACCTGGGGATACTTGGTCAGATTACATCCCAGTGTTCTTAGCTAATGGCTTCTATAAAAATAAGACAGAATTTGCAAGAGAACACATAATTTATTCGAGATTTACAAAGTATCCAAAAATCGATAGATATATTAATACTGGAAGATTGATACATGAACGTAATAGTATATTAGTAGATATGGATTTTAAAAGACAAACTATAGCTCACCATGAAGATGTATATGTAAATTACGATAAATTTAAATTTAGAGATGTTATGAAAATGAGATGGAATCCTTATACAAACGAACCGATCAAACAAGCAAGTGAATTGTGTTATATTTTGAGAAGGATTGTTAATGAGGATGATTCTAGAATTATAGCATTAATGGAGATTCTTGAAAAATGCCCAAAAGCTATTATATTCTACAACTTCGATTATGAACTTGAAATGTTGAGAAATCTGCATATTCAATATGGCTTAGACGAAGAGGTAGAGATAGCAGAATGGAATGGGCATAAGCATCAAGAAATACCAAAGGGATCAAGATGGTTATATTTAGTTCAATATACTGCTGGAGCAGAAGGCTGGAATTGTGTGACAACGGACACTATTATATTTTACAGTCTTAACTATTCATACAAGATATTGTCTCAGGCTTGTGGTAGAATAGATAGACTAAATACGCCATATACTGATTTATATTATTATCATTTAAAAAGCAGAAGTGGTATAGACTTAGCTATATCTAGAGCATTAGATGATAAAAAGACATTTAATGAGACAAAATATATTAAATGGTAAAAAGGAGTATATAATTTGAGAAAAGTTTTTAAAATAATATTGATAATATTGTTTTATGTATTTATGTTTTGGGGTTTGGTAAGCGGAGTAAAATCTGTATTACATAAAACTAATAAATGTAACTGCAACTGTGATAAGACTGAAAAAGTGGTAGAGGTAATAGAAGATGTTTCTGATAAAGAAATTGCATTAGAAATTAAAGACGATAAAAAAGATGAAAAAGAAGAGTATACTAAAACTGTTGTTAGTAGTAATACGTATAAAAGTTCGACAACTGTCGCTGGAACAAAAGCAGATTATCAAGCTTATGCATATGATTTAGTATTGAATCAATATTTATGGTCTGAATCAGATTATCAAGCTCTTGTAAATTTATGGGAAAGAGAATCTAATTGGAATGCTAATGCTCATAATAAAAGTTCAGGAGCTCATGGAATACCTCAATCATTACCTGCTAGTAAAATGTCTAGTGAAGGTAGTGATTATTACACTAATGGTTACACACAAATAAGATGGGGATTAAAATATATAAAAGAAAGATATGGATCACCATCTGCTGCATGGCAACATTTTCAAAACAAAAACTGGTATTAATTATATTTGGTTGAAGGAGATACTATGGGAGAAGCTAAAAGGGAAGCCTTACATAATAGAATGTTTTATCTATTAAATGATGAGGAAGAACAATTAAAAGAGAAAAAACGTAGAGAATTACAATTAAAACGAGAAGAAGAAGCTAGAAAAAGAAAGATTATAGTAAAAACAGTATTTGACTTAACAGAAAAATATGAAGACTATGATATTAAAGTAGATGCTTGCAATAAAATAGTAACATTAAGAAAACCACTAGAAGTAAAATATCTAGCTCAATTCAGATATGATTGTAATTATTTAGGTTTTAAATGTGAAATTGGTAATAGATCTATAGAAGATATGTATTATCGAAACAATTATATTTAAAAAAAAGGTAAAGGAGAATAAACCATGAGTTTGTATAATATGTTGTTTAAAGAAAATGAAAAAGCTGACAAATTATTAAGTATGTTAGCATTAGATCGTGAGTCATTCGGAAGATACAGAGATGTATATTTAAATGCTGACGGAAGTAAAATAATAGTTTACACAAGATGTGGTGGAGGAAACAGAGAAGATTATGATTGGGTCTTTGAAAATATGGAGGAACATCCTAATTATATTTCAGATTATGATGATGAATTTGACGAGACTTATTGCTACTTTGAGTTTGAAGTTCCATTTGAATATAGAACTGAGACTGCTGGATGGAGTACTGGTGTCGACCCAGATGATGTACATACGAAGTTCGAAAAAGCTATAGCAGAAATGCAAACACCAGGAAGTGAAGCAGAAAAAAGAGCAAAAGAAGTAGCAAAAAGAATTGAAGAAGGAATCGACGCTAATCCACAAGGAGGTATAATTAGATTATGAGTTTTATAGATATATTTAGAAAGAAAAAAGATGTAAAGGAACCATTAAGAAATCCTTATTGGAATTGTGATAGAGTAATTCTTAATGAAGATATTGAGCATCAAGGTATAGGAGGAAAGACTGCTTATATTGAGAGAGAAGTAACTATAGATGATATTTTAGAAAGAGTATTAAGTTATAATATAGCAGCTCTAAACTTTGCTAAAAGAAGACCTGATTTATTTAGAGATTTTGAAGATATGAATATTCCGGATGATAAGTTAGTCAAACGTAAAGCTAGATATAAAAGTATGAAATATTACTATGTTAAAGTTTGGCAAAAAGATGATAGAAACGGAACTTATCTAGGATATTTTATAGCATCAGATGAGTACTCAGAATATATTAAAGCTAAAGATGTAAAGGAGGAACCAATATGGATTTAACATTTTTCACTAATGGATGGAGTGTATTAGCATTATTTGTTATTTGTTGGTGTGTTAATGAATTAATAAAAAACATAGCATATAGTATAATGGTAATAAAAAGTATGAAACAGTTAAAAGACATTCCAGATGAACAAAGAGAAATGATAATTAAACATGCAATGAAAAAAGATAAGGGGCAAAAATAATGAGAATTTTAGTTTCTTATTTTTATCATGTAAGACATTTTAAACCTTATATGATTCCGTTTTCTACTGCAGTATGGGATCCAGCATGGTATCATAATTTTAATAAATGCCATAATTATACATATTTGGATAAAAATGGAGTATTAAATGGATTGAGAATGCCGCTTTTAAAACCTGGTCAAAAATGTAAAGGTTTATGTTCCGGGCAGGAATTATGTCAAACTTTATTTGGTAAAACAATACCAAATGAATGCTTATTTTTAAAGGAGTATAAAGCGCAATTAGAAAGATTAGATTTTGAAAGTGTAAAAGCTACTTTAGAGGGGCAAGCAAGATTTGTAAAAGAATGTTTAGGATTTAAAGAGGAGCCTGTGATTGTATTATTAGTGCATGAGGCTCCTAATAATCCTTGTAGTGAGCGATGGGCTCTAAAAGATTGGTTCTTAGATAATGGATACATTTTAGAAGAATATTATCAGAAAGATTTTGAGGAGGAAAATTATGAAAGTAATGATTAGTCAGCCAATGGCAGGAAAAAATGATGCTGATGTAGAAGCTATAAGAGATGAACTTATAGAAAAATTTAAAAGAATGCATATTGAGGTAGTTGAATCATTCTGCACTCAAGATGCACCAGTTGAAGTTTATAATCCACCAGTATATTATCTTGGTAAAACTATTGCAAATTGGTTACACAGTGTTGACGCTGTATATTTTGTTGATGGTTGGAGAGAAGCTAGAGGATGTAGAATTGAACATCAAATTTGTAAAGAATATGGAATAAAATGTTTATATTCAGATTTCTTTGAACAAGACACATTAAGAGAGTGTACTTTAGCACCTTCATCAGATATTACGATTAAACGTACAGGTGGAATAATTCAATCTAATGACTATCCAAAAATAACTTATTAGGAGGATAATATGGAGACAATAGATCATTTCGTAGAATTTGATAAGTATTGTAAAACTTGCAAATTCAGAGATAAAAATGATAAAAAAGGAGAAGAGCCTTGTAATGAATGTTTAGACAATCCAATTAATCAAGACTCAAGGAAACCAGTTAACTATAAAGAAGACCCTGATGAAATAGAAAGACTGGAGAAAGAAGAAAAGAAAAAATTAGAAGAGAATAAATAAGAATAGAAAGGTTTATATTTATGAAAAAACAAAAGAGATTTATAGATTTTAATCAAAGATTAGATAATGCTGTAGCAGATTGCAAAAAGAAATGTAAATGTGGACACACTAAAGTTGTACCATATTCTAGTAAATATGAGTATGTTATATGCAATTGGTGTAGAGGGCGTTTATATTTTGATGATGCTAAGCAAAAAGAGTATAATGATAAAGTTGCTAAAAATGAATTTATGTTTAAGTTAAATAAGTGTTTAGATCAAGCGAAAGAGGATATTAATAAAACTATGAGAAATGGTAGAGTAATTGATAAGAAAAAATTGAAAAGAAGATATTTCAAGAACAACTCAGAGTATTTTACATTTTGTAAGAACATGACTGTACAAATATACATTGTAGACACAACCAGTAGTAAAACTGGAAAAATTATTGTATATTATGGAGCAAAATTAGGTAGGCCACCTAAAAACAAAAATAAACTAACTCAAGAAGAATATAATAAAAGAAAAAGACATTATAGGAATCGTTACAACAAATAAGGAGGTCCTATGACAGGAGAAGAAATAAAAGCAACTAAATTGACGAAGTTAATACAAAGATTATTTGTGATTGATGCCACTCTTACAAAAGAGACTTCTCAATTAGTTACTGAGTATAATGAAATTATAGAAGAAATATGGACAATCCTAGAGGGGGTAGAATTAAAAACTGACCCCCCTAAGGTTTTAAGTTTAACTAAAAATGGAGGTAATGTTAAATGAACTTTTTAGATATAATAATTGTTATTGTTTTAATACTATTAACACTTGGAGCTTTGATACTTCAATTCATGGCTATAAGTGAGGAAGAATACGGAATGATTGGTGGAGTATTTGTCATGTGGTTAGTTATATGTGGATTTATATTCTGTGTATCATTTGTAAGTATTGATAAGAAAAGTGGAAGCACTGTTGGAACTATAACTAGTGTTGATAAGAATTTCTTTGGCACAACAGCACTATATATTAAAACCACAGAAACAACAGAAGAACAATATTGTATAGAAGATAATAAATTAGCAGAAATAGCTAAAGAAAATATTGGTAAAAAAGTTAGAATTAGTTATGGTACAAGAGTTGGAATATATTCTACAGGATCATGCAATAACGCGCCAATTGATATAATAGAAGTTATTAATGAGGAAAATAATGTTAAGGGAAACTAGAAGAGAAGTCTTAGAAAAATATAAAGAAAGTGTTGAATTAAACACGGACTTTTCTTATTTAGAAAGTTATTGGAGAAAAGGCGGAACTTATGAATTGCCTGTTGAGTTAGTTAATGATTTAACAGGTAGGATAGAAGAATTAGTGGCAGAAGTTAAAGAATTAAATGATAGTTTGACATGGTGGAAGAACCGTTATAATGCTAATGAAAAGATATTGGAAAGGTACAGTACGGACGAAAATGGAAGTAGTAAAGACGTTACAGGAGATAACCAAAACTCTTGACGAGTTAGATACTTATTATGACGGTTTAACCAACGAACTATCAACTATAGATTTAAAGATTCAAGATTTACTTCATTATATTGAAAATAATAAAATTAGTATATTATGGGCTTATAAATATATTGTTGAATTAAAGAAATTGAGATTAGAAAGAAGAAGAATTAAGAACGATATGTTTATTTTAGGAAAATATAGTGAACATAAAAATAAGATACTCTCTTCTGGTAATCGACAATTTTTAATGACCGAGCTGTATAAAGCAGAGAAACAACTTAGTACACCATATAAAAATAGGCAATATAAGGATGAAGAAATTGAAGAAATCTTGAAAAAATCTAGTAAAAAAGATTAAAATTTCTGCCCACTTTTGGGTTCTAAAACCGGGCTTTTGCCCACTTTTTCTGGGCACAGAACTGGCCGAAAAATGACTTGATCAATTTCTGCCCAAAAAACTTGGGCTTTTGCCCACTTTTTTTTGAAAAGTGTCCACGCGCTAGCCCTTTATTTATAAGGGTTTGCGGCGTTTCTGCCCACTTTCCCACTTTTATACCCCCATTAATTGAAAAAAGAGAAAATATATACTATAGTATATAAATTCCAAAATATAAAAAGAGTTAGAGAAAAAAGTGGGTTTTTGACCAAAACCTAAAAATGTACAAAAAAGGAGGATGAATGCGATGACGAACGACATTACAGAATATCTATACAAATATGTTATGAATAATAATCCATTTATTAATGAAGAAGACATTTTGTCGTACGAAGCTTTGAATAAACATGACCTTTTAATTACTTTCAAAAATGGTAAACAAGAAATATATGATACGTTTAGCAATACTAGTCGTAGAGTTATTCGTATTGATCAAACACAGACAGACGATTCACAGATGCGATTAAATTTTAGAAGAAGACTTCAAACAATAATGAATCGTAAATGGGTTACTCAGGAAGAGTTAGCTCGAAGAATAAATTCTACACAACCAATGGTTAGTAGATATTTAACAGGACAATCTATACCAAGTGCATTAACTTTGAAAAAAATAGCTGATGCATTAGATTGTAGTGTTAATGATTTCTATGATTATTTTTTATAGTCTTTTTTCTTGCTCGCGTGAAAAACATGTCCTTTAATAGAGAGAGAAGGAATAAAAAGGCCGTTGCTGCTTAAAATGCACAACCCCTTTTCTATTTTTCTTGCTCAATACAACAGGAGGATAGAATATGGGAAAATTAGAAAATGAATTTCAAGCTAAATTGAAAAAAGAATTAAGCTCTATGTTCCCAGGTTGCGTTGTTACTAAATTAGATTCAGGAGATATTCAAGGTATTCCTGACCTTTTGGTTTTGTATGAAGATAAATGGGCCACTCTAGAATGCAAAAAATCTAAGAAAGCAAAGAAACAACCCAATCAAGAATATTATGTTAATCAAATGAATGAAATGTCATATTCTAGATTTATTTATCCTGAGAATAAAGAAGAGGTTTTAAGCGAGCTTCGAGAAAAGTTTAAAAAATAACAGAGTTAAATGAAAGGAGATAACTATGGTATTTAATAAACATGAAAATCTTGAAGGCCTACACGCACCGTTTGGTGCTAGTAAATCATCATGGTTAAGATATACTGATGAAAAGGCTTTAGAAGTGTACAAAAACTTGCGTGCAGCCGAGAAAGGTACACTATTACATGCTTGGGCTAAAAGCACTATTGATTTGGGAATAAAACAACCTCGCTCTAAGAAAACTATTTATGCTTATGTAAATGATGCTATTGGTTTTCAAATGAGTACTGAAGTTGTATTATTTTATTCACCATATTTCTTTGGCACTGCTGACTCCATATCCTTTAGGAATAATTTCCTAAGGATACATGACTTAAAAACAGGGGTCACACCAGTTCATATGGAACAGCTATTGATATATGTAGCTTTATTTTGTTTGGAATATAAAATCAAACCTGGTGAAATCCAGATAGAGTGTCGTATATATCAAAACGACGATATCCTTGTAGCTAATCCAACTGCCGAAGATATTGGTCCTATCATAGACAAGATAGTCCATTTAAATAAAATGTTAGAACAAAATGAAGGGAGGTTATAACTATGAATGTTATTGCTGAAGAAATTAAATCCTATATTGGATCCGCAAAAATGTCTGATGAAGAATTTCTAGAACATTATGGAATGCCTCGTCGTTCAGGAAGGTATCCTTGGGGTTCTGGAGAAGACCCATATCAACATGAACCTGATTTCTTGAGCAGAGTTGAACAGTTAAAGGCCAAAGGCTGGCAGGAAACTCCAGAAAATATTAAAAAAGAATTTGGTCTAACTACCTCTCAATACAGAATAGAAAAATCCATTTGCAACGATGAAAGAAAAGCTTTAGATATTGCTAGAGCTAAATCTTTAAAAGCTGATGGATTAAGTACTTCAGAAATTGGTAGAAGAATGGGTGTAAATGAATCGACAGTCAGAGGTTGGTTTGATCAGGAACAAAAAGCTAGATATAATCAATCTAAAGCCACTGCTGAATTTCTGAAAAAACAAGTTGATCAAAAGAAAATGATCGATGTTGGTAAAAATACAGAGTTTGATCTAAATGTCTCAAGAGAGAAATTAGATACTGCTCTTTATCTTTTGGAAAGAGAAGGATATCATGTATATGGTGGCCGTGTTCCACAACCAACAAATAAAAATCAAATGACAACTTTAAAAATACTTGCTGCACCAGATGTAGAACATAAAGAAATATTTCAATATGATAAGATTCAAACAATCAACGATTATATTTCAAGAGATGGTGGAGATTCTTATGAAAAAAAATATCATTATCCAGCTAGTTTAAATTCAAAAAGAGTAAAAGTTATACTAAAAGATGAAATCGGTCCAGATGGTTTTAAAGGGGATGATTTGGATGGTGTAATTCAAATACGAAGAGGAGTAAAAGATTTAGATTTAGGAAATTCTAGATATGCTCAAGTTCGTATTTTAGTTGATGGAAATAAATATCTTAAAGGTATGGCTGTTTATTCAGATAATATACCAGATGGTTATGATGTAGTATTTAATTCAAATAAAAAAACTAGAGAAGATGCTTTTAAAAGTATAAAAAATGATCCTGATAATCCATTCGGCGCCGCTATAAAACCAAATACCGAAGGTGGTCAATATTGGTATGATCCAAAAACAGGTCAACATGTTTCAGCTAATACCAAAGGAGCTAAATTAGGATTAATAAATAAAACTAGAGAAGAAGGAGATTGGTCAGAATGGAAAGATAGTCTACCTTCTCAATTTTTAGCTAAACAATCAAAAACGTTAGCTCAAAAACAATTAAATTTAGCAAAAGCTACTAAAGAAGCAGAATATGACGAAATAATGTCTTTAGAAAACCCAACAATCAAAAAATATTATTTGAAAAAATTTGCAGATTCTTGTGATTCAGCAGCAACTGATTTAAAAGCAGCTGCATTACCTGGTCAAAAAACACATGTAATCTTACCAATTAATACTTTAAAAGAAAATGAAGTATTTGCTCCTCAATATAAAGATGGTAGCAAAGTAGCATTAGTAAGATATCCACATGGAGGTACATTTGAAATACCAATTTTGACCGTAAATAACAAAGACAAAGCAGCTAGTAAAATAATAGGAAAAGATGCTATCGATGCTGTCGGTATTAATAAAAAAGTTGCTGATAGATTATCGGGAGCAGATTATGATGGAGATTTTGTTATAGTTATACCAACACATGATCCAAAAGGTAAAGTTAAAATAACAAGTACTCCAGAATTACCAGGATTAAAAGGATTTGATACAAAATCATATAAATATGATGAAATAAGAACCGATAAAAATGGTAAAGAACATTATTATAGAAATGGTAAAGAATTTAAGATCATGAAAAATACCAATACTCAAATGGGTATTGTTTCAAATCTTATAACAGATATGACTATTCAAGGAGCTTCTAATGATGAATTAGCTAGAGCTGTTAGACACTCAATGGTCGTTATTGATGCTGAAAAACATAAATTAGATTATAAACAAAGTTATGTTGAAAACAACATTTCTCAATTACAAAGAAAATACCAACCAAAATTTGATAAAGATGGTAATGTAATTCGTGGTGGTGGAGCATCAACAATATTCTCTAGAGCTAAAGGAGAAATTCAAATAGATAAAAGAAAAGGTCAGGCTAAGATTAATATAAAAGGTAAATCTTGGTATGATCCATCTAAACCTGAAGGTTCATTAATATATACTAAAGCTGATGATAAAGATTTATACTATGCTTTAGATAAATATGATAAAAAGACAGGTGTAAGAACTCTTTATACTACGGATGGTAGACAGATAAAATATGATACAACCTCTAATGGAGATATTAAAAAATATGCCCCAGTCATGAGAAAAGACAAAAATACTGGTGAAGTATATTTTACTAATCCGGATGGGTCTATAAAATATAAGACAAAGGCCCGTACACAAGCTATTACAAATATGTCTAACACTGATGATGCAATGACATTAATATCATCTTATAGACACCCTAAGGAAATACTTTATGCAGAATATGCTAACAGCATGAAAGCTCTAGCAAATAAAGCTAGAAAATCAATGGTGTCTACTGGCAATTTAAAATATGATCCTAATGCTAAGAAAATATATGCTAAAGAGGTATCTGAATTAGAAGCAGCTTTGAATAATGCACTAAAAAATAGTGTAAAAGAAAGAACTGCTACTAGATTTGCTGCATCAGAAATCAATGAAAGAAAAAGAACTCAACCAGATCTAAAGAGTGAAGATATAAGAAAATTGAGTCAAAGGTCCATGTCTAAATATAGAGAACAGGTTGGGGCTGCTACAAGACGTGAAAGAAATATAATTATTACTGATCGTCAATGGGAAGCTATTCAAGCTGGTGCTATAAGTGAAAATAAACTTAAGAGCATACTAGCCAATTCAGATCCAGACTCTCTTAGACAAAAAGCAATGCCTAAGAAAATATCTGGTCTTACTAATGCTCAAGTTGCTCGTATTCGCGCTATGAATAATTCTAACTTCACAATCAATCAGATTGCCGAAAAGATGAATGTTTCGCCTAGCGTTGTATCAAAGTATTTGAAAGGAGCTGATTAATAATGGAAGAAAGTAATCTTGAAAGAAGAGTTAATATTACAACTGTTGACAATCCTTTTGATCCTTTTGATGACTTTGATCATTGGTTTCAGTTCGATACTGAAAAAGGTTATTATACAAGTTCAGCGCTTGCAAGATTAACAAACTTGCGAAACGATATGAGCGAGGCTGAAGAAGCTGAAGAAATAGAAAGAGCGATTGATCGCTTAATTGAAATTGATCCATTTGATATGTATATAAAGGTGACACGTAACGACGATAATGAGGGTAGGGGGGAGTCCTAAAATATACACCCCCTCTCGATATCGCGCCGGCCTTTGAAATTTCCCCGGAGGGATTTTTTGATAGTGGGTCCTACTTTAAACCAGCCATGTAAAAGTTATTTGTGTAACACTTAAGGGGGCTTATAAGAAATAAATCAGCTGCACTGTTGATTCATTCCGTTGTTGGCCCTCATTATGTGATGGTTTATTCTCCTTTCCATAAACTTTAAGTGTCGGTGTTATTGCTGGCACAGTTTATGTTTGAGTTTATTTATGGTTTCTTATAAGTCACCTTAAGTGCTATACAAATAAACTACTAACAATATATTTTTTGGGAAGAAAGGAGTAATAAGTATGACGAAGAAAGTAAAATTACCGTCTGATACTCCAAAGAAAAAAGAGATCAGACCTGCGTTAACTCCAGAGGCCAGAGAAAACCAATTGATATATTTGGCTACAGAATTAGCCGAGAAACAATTGAGAGAAGGTACAGCTTCATCACAAGTTATTACTCATTATCTCAAACTCGGTTCTTCGAAAGAGAAGATCGAAAAAGAGATTCTTGAAAAGCAGAAAGAACTAATAACTGCTAGAACAGAATCACTTCAATCGGCTAAACATATAGAAGAACTTTATGCCAATGCCATCAATGCTATGAAATCATATAGTGGCGCTGGAGGTCATGATATTGATGAAGAAGAATATTAGAACATATTCAGAATTGTCAAAACTCAAGACATTCAGAGAACGATATGAATATTTAAAACTTGATGGAATAGTTGGTGAAGAAACTTTTGGTTTCGACAGATATATTAATCAGATGTTTTATAAATCTGAAGAATGGAAACGCATAAGAAATTATGTCATAACTAGAGACAACGGATGCGATCTAGGAATACAAGATCGTAAAATAGTAGACAGTGTGATTTTGGTTCATCATATGAATCCTATAACTAAAGAAGATATAATCAACAAGAACGAGATATTATTAGATCCTGAATATTTAATCACAACTATAAAACCAACTCATGATGCTATACATTATGGTGATGAAAGTTTATTAGCTGAGGATTTAATTGTAAGATCTAAAAATGACACTTGCCCTTGGAAAAGATAGGAGGAATAAACATGAGTAAAAAATCCAAGAAGAAAAATAATCTAAAGGAGGAGAAGATTATGGAAAATAATATTGAAGAATTAAACCAAAACATAGAAGAAGTTACTGAAGTAACAGAAGAAACTATAGAAGAAAATACTGAAGAAGTTAATGAAACTATAGAACAAGTAGAAGAAACTGTAAACGAAGTTGAAGAATCAACTAATGAAACAGAAGAAACTACAGAAGAAGTAACTGAAGAAGTTACAGAGCCTGAGGTAATTGTGCCTAGCATTGAAAATAATGTTGAAAACAATGAAGTTATAGGCAAGATTAGTGGATTTGAAAAACTATATGTTAGAAAAGAAGCTAGTAAAGATTCTGAACCAGTAGGAATAGTTACTGATAAAGATGATCTATCAATAGATGTTGCTCATTCTACTGATGATTTTTATAAAGTAATTACATCAAATGGTTTAGAAGGTTATTGTGTTAAAGAATTCGTCAAAATAGATTAGAGGTGATATGTTATGAAAGATACGACTGAAACTTTAAACGAAGTAGAAAATGTTTCCGCTGAAGATGAAAAAGTAGAAAGTAGTATACTAAATAGCATAAAGAAATTATTAGGTATAGATCAAAAATATACTCAGTTCGATACCGATATAATTATGCATATCAACTCTGTATTTATGGTTCTTAACCAGTTAGGAGTTGGTCCTGCAAATGGATTCAGAATTACAGGTCCTGATCAAAAATGGGAAGACTATATCACAGATGACGATAATTTAGATGCTGTAAAAACTTATATACATCTAAAAGTAAAAGTGGTATTTGACCCACCTCTTAATTCTACGGTTATGGAGGCTCATAAACAAATGATCTCTGAACTAGAATGGCGATTAAACGTTCAAGTTAAAGAGGAGGTTTAACCATGTGGGAATATAATAATTTAGATGAACTATATCACCACGGCATACTTGGTATGCGATGGGGAGTTAGAAGATTCCAAAGAAAAGACGGTCGTCTTACACCGAGAGGTAAGAAAAGAAGAATGTCTCAAGATGCTGTAGATGCTAAAAAGTTGAGCAAGAAAAAGTTATATGAAATGAGTAATGATGAAATCAAAACTCTTAATAAACGTAAACAACTAGAAACAGACTACAAGCGTTTAAATAAGGGACAAATAGCAAAAGGCATGGCTATAGTTGGAAGTACTGCGGCATTTACTGCTTCAGTAATTACAATAAAAAATAATGCTCCACAACTTATTAAATCTGGAAAGAATGCTGTTGACTCTTTAAAGAATCTTAAGTTGAAATAGGAGGTGTAGTCATGGCTTTATCTAATAGAGCTATTCCGAAATATTACGGAGCATTTCGTGAAGCTGTTATGCGAGGAGATATACCAGTTAATGAAGAGATTTCTATGGAGATGCATCGTATAGATGCTTTAATAGAAAATCCTGGTATTTGGTATGACGATGAAGCAGTTGAAGGTTTTATAAAATATTGTGAAAATGAATTAACACTAACCGATGGTGAGGATTTAGTATTACTTGATACATTTAAATTATGGGCAGAACAAATCTTTGGTTGGTATTATTATGTTGAGCGTAGTGTTTATGTGCCATCTCGTGATGGACATGGGGGACATTATGTTAATAGACGTATTAAGAAACGTCTTATTAATAAACAATTTTTAATAATAGCCAGAGGTGCTGCTAAATCACAATATGAAGCATATATTCAAAGTTATTTTTTGAATGTAGATACATCAACTACACATCAAGTTCATACAGCACCAACTATGAAACAAGCAGAAGAAGTGCTATCTCCTATTAGAACTGCCATAACTAGAGCTAGGGGCCCTCTATTTAAATTCCTTACAGAAGGATCTATTAACAACACTACAGGATCCAAAGCTAAACGTGTTAAATTAGCTTCTACTAAAAAAGGAATTGAGAACTTTTTAACCGGTTCTTTATTAGAGATAAGACCCATGTCTATAGATAAATTACAAGGTTTAAATAGTAGGATTAATACTATCGATGAATGGTTATCCGGAGATGTTAGAGAAGACGTTGTTGGTGCCTTAGAACAAGGTGCATCTAAGAATGAAGATTATTTGATCTTAGCTGTTAGTTCAGAAGGTACTGTACGTAATGGACCGGGTGATACAATCAAAATGGAGTTAATGGATATCTTAAAAGGAGAATACAATAATCCACATGTATCTATATGGTGGTACAAATTAGATTCCATTGATGAAATAGCCGAGCCAGATAAATGGATTAAAGCTAATCCTAATCTTGGTAAGACTGTTAGCTATGAAACATATCAATTAGATGTTGAGAAGGCTGAAAAAGCTCCAGCTAATCGAAATGATATATTAGCTAAAAGATTTGGTATACCTATGGAAGGTTATACATATTTCTTTACTTATGAGGAAACTTTAAAGCATCGTAAACGTGATTATTGGAATATGCCTTGTGCATTAGGTGGAGACCTTTCGCAAGGAGATGACTTTTGTGCGTTTACTTTCTTATTTCCATTACCTAGAGCAGAATTTGGTATAAAGACTAGAAACTATATAACTGAGCGTACGTTAATGAAATTGCAACCAGCAATGAGAATAAAATACGATGAATTTATAAGAGAAGGAAGTCTTATTGTTATGCCAGGTACTGTTTTGGATATGATGGCTGTATATGAAGATTTAGATAATCATATAATCGAAAGAAATTATGATGTTCGTGCTTTTGGGTTTGACCCTTATAACGCTAAAGATTTTGTTGAAAGATGGGAAAAAGAAAATGGTCCATTTGGCCTTGAAAAAGTTATTCAAGGTGCTAAGACCGAATCTGTCCCATTAGGGGAGTTAAAGAAAATGGCAGAAGATAGACTATTATTATTTGACGAAGAGTTGATGACATTCACAATGGGTAACTGTATAACTCTTGAAGATACAAATGGTAATAGGAAGTTATATAAAAAGCGTTATGATCAAAAAATAGATGCTGTTGCGGCTCTAATGGATGCTTATATCGCTTATAAAAATAATAGAGAGGCTTTTGAATAGGAGGAATAGCAATGTGGAAATATAATGAAACTAGCAATTTACCAGGCGATTCTATGTATCATAGCGCTGATGAATTATATCATTATGGTGTTTTAGGTATGCGTTGGGGTCATAGAAAAAGCCAAGCAGTTAATAATGCTTATAAAGCATATAAACAATCAAAAAAAGAATATAGAAAAGAATCTGTTAAAAATATTAAAAATGCTTTTAGAAAATCTACATGGGTTGCTGGTGCTAAAAATCAAGAAGATTATAAAAGAGCACATAAAGGTTTAACAGATGCTAGAAATAAAAGAGAACAAGCAGCATTTAAATTAATAGATGCAGCAGCTAAAGATGCTTATAATAAAAAGTTATCAAAAACTGGATCTAAGGCTAAAGCTGTTAAAGCTGAACAAAAAGTTTATTATAATGGTTTTAAACAAGAGCGTTATGGTGCAGGATTAGTAGGTAGTTCTGCTGATTCTAAAAAGAGACATGGCGTTACTAAAGGCAATGCTCATTATTATAATCATATAGCTAAAGTTAAAGGAAAGAAATACGCAAACGCTGTTGAAAAAAAATATGGTAAGAGACTTACTAAACAATTAGTTGGTGGAATAGCTCTTGCTACAGGTGCTGCTATAGTTGGAGCATATTATAATAATAAATAGAAACGGAGGTATAAAATATGGAATTCACTTTTGGTGAAAGAATTAAGCATGCTTGGAATGCTTTCCGAAATCGTGAACCAATTACTAACCGTGGTGAATATAATTATGGATCTTATTCAAGACCAGATCGTGTTCGCTTAACAAGAGGTAATGAACGTTCTATTGTAACCTCTGTTCTGAATAGAATAGCTATGGATGTAGCTGCTCTAAAAATAAAACATTGTAAAACAGATGAAGAAGGTCGTTTTCAAGAAGAAATTAACTCTGGATTAAACAATTGTTTGACACTAGAAGCAAACATAGACCAAACATCTAAAGCATTATTGCAAGATATTGTTTTAACAATGTTTGATGAAGGTTGTGTAGCATTAGTACCAGTTGATACTAATGAAAATTTACTACACACTAATTCTTATGATATAATAACTCTAAGAGCTGGTAAGATTACCCAATGGTATCCATCAACTGTTAGAGTATTATTATATAATGATAGAACTGGAAGAAAGGAAGAAATCACTTTACCTAAATCTAAAATAGGTATAATTGAGAATCCTTTATATGCTGTAATGAATGAGCATAGTTCTACTCTACAACGTCTAACAAGAAAATTAAATTTGTTGGATAGTATAGATGAGCAATCCGGTTCTGGAAAATTAGATCTCATCATCCAATTGCCTTACGTTATAAAATCAGAAGCTAGAAAAAATCAAGCTAATGAAAGACGTAGCGAGATTGAGCGACAATTGGCCGGATCTAAGTATGGTATAGCATATACCGATGGTACAGAAAAGATAACACAGTTGAATCGTCCAGTTGAAAACAACTTGATGAAGCAAATTGAATACTTAACGAGCATGCTATATAGCCAGTTAGGTATCACGCAGGAAATCATGAATGGTACAGCTAACGAGGAAACAATGTTAAACTATTATTCTCGTACCATAGAGCCAATAATAAGTGCTATAGCTTTAGAAATGAAACGTAAGTTTCTTACTAAAACGGCTAGAACACAAAGGCAAACCATCATGTACTTCAGGGATCCATTTAGTTTGGTTCCATCTGAGAAACTTGCTGAATTAGCAGATAAGTTTACTCGTAATGAGATACTTACTTCTAATGAATTCAGAGGTATTATCGGGTATAAACCTAGTTCGGATCCTAAGGCAGATCAACTTATCAATAGTAACCTAAATCATTCTCCTGAAGAATTAGGAAAAACTACTGATACAACTGTGCCTCCTGCTCAAGAGGTAAATCCGTCCGTTCAGCCTTCTGAGAATGGAGAAAACAGTCAAAATGGAGTTGAACAATATGCCGAGGATGAAGCAGAATATACTAAACGTATATTTGAATCATTGACTGATGAACAAAAAGATGCGGTGTATTATGTTATTGGCCAAATCTTAGGTGATGAGCAAGAAACAGAAGGGAGGTAACCCGTAATGGATTACGATTTTAGTGGTTGGGCTACCAGAAATAATATCGAATGTTCCGATGGTAGAACAATCATGAAAGATGCTTTCAAAGACAACGATGGGCAAAAAGTTCCGTTGGTTTGGAATCATCAACACGATGACCCTAATGAAGTTCTAGGTCATGCCTTACTTGAGAATAGAGACGAAGGTGTTTATGCTTATTGTAAGTTTAATGACACAGAATCTGGACAAACCGCTAAATCTCTAGTGCTTAATGGTGATGTGGATAAATTATCAATTTATGCCAACAAACTTAAGTCTAACATGAATCAAGTTATTCATGGATGTATTAGAGAAGTAAGTTTGGTTTTAGCAGGTGCTAATCCTGGTGCCTATATAGATTCTGTTGTTGTGCATGCAGATGGTGCCGAAGATGAAGAAGAAGGCACTATTTACACTGATGAACAAATTAGTGTTAATGTGGAACATTCAGAAAAGAAATCTGAGGAAAAGGAGGAAATGAAAATGAACGATAACTCAGAAATGAAACATGCCGAAACTGAAACAGGAGAAAAAACTGTTCAAGAAGTATTCGACACTTTAACAGAAGAACAAAAAGAAGTAGTTTATGCTATAATTGGTGAAGCTGTTGAAGAAGCTAAAAATGACGCCGGAGACGAAGATGAAGGCGAAGAAGAAGGAGAGGAAAATATGAAACATAACGTATTTGATAATGATAATAATCGTGAGGATGTTCTTGCTCATTCAGAATTCGTTAAATCTGCTATAGCAGATGCTAAAAAATACGGATCAATGAGAGAAAGTTTCATCGCTCATGCTGAAGAAGCAGGATTAGAATGGAATGCAAATAACGATTTTAGTCCATTATTCCCAGATGCAACTAATATTAATAGAGAACCAGTAATGGTTGAAAAAGATAATAGTTGGGTTGCAAAAGTTATGGCTCAAGTTAAACATTCACCTTTCTCTAGAGTTAAAAATACTTTAGGTAGAATGGATGAAACTACAGCTAGAGCTAAAGGTTATATTAAAGGTTCTAAGAAAGCTAATATTCAAATGGCTGTACTAAACCGTGTAACTACTCCAACAACTGTTTATATCAAAAATGATATTGACAGAGATGATGTAATTGACATTACAGATTTTGATGTAGTAGCATGGCAAAAGAAAGAAATGCGTAAACAATTAGATAAAGAACTTGCTTTAGCTATGTTATTAGGTGATGGTAGAGATGTATCTGATCAATATAAAATTAATGAACAAAACATTAGACCAGTTGTATCAGATGATGATCTATACACTATTAAATACACAGTTAAAGAAGGTGTTGATTATAAAAACGCTGGTACTTCACACAGTGAAAACGATTCTTTAGCAAAAGGTATCATCCGTGCTGCTTTAAAAGCTCGTAAGGAATATAAAGGATCAGGAAGACCAACTTTCTATACTACAGAAGATTGTTTAACTGATATGTTACTAATCGAAGATCAAAATGGTAGAGTTATTTACGATTCAATCGATAAATTAGCTACTGCATTAAGAGTTAATGAAATAGTAACAATTCCAGAAATGGAAAGTAGAAAAGATATCTATGGTATAATTGTTAACTTAAACGACTATACTGCAGGTGCTGATAAAGGTGGTAGTGTTAATATGTTCGATGATTTCGATATTGACTACAACCAAATGAAATACTTAATGGAAACTAGAATGTCTGGTGCCTTAACTCAACCATATTCAGCAATCGTATTAAAGAAAGATGGAGTAGTTAGCGAACCATCAACTAGTAGTGAAGTTATTGGTGGATAGTATTTCAAAATAATAAGGAGGAATTCAAATGGCTAAATTCTATGGGAATATCGGTTTCTTAGACACCGTCGAAACAGAACCTGGTATCTGGGAAGAAACATTTCAAGAAAAACCATATTATGGTGATCTTGTTAGAAATACTAGTAGATGGCAATCAGCCGGAAAAGTTAATGATGATATTTCGTTGAATAATAGTATTAGTATTGTTGCCGACCCATATGCCAGTGATAACTTCCAAAAAATGAGATATATTGAATTCTTGGGTGTTAAATGGAAAATCGAATCGGTTGAAGTTCAATACCCAAGACTAATATTATCAATAGGAGGTGAATGGCATGAACAAACGTCTGGAACTACACAATAAATTAGTTTCATTGTTTTGTAATGATCATGTTTACTATCAACCTCCAGAAAACCTTAAGATGGAATATCCATGTATAAGGTATTCTAAAAGTGATATTACCAGTCGCCATGCTGATAATATAAATTACGTCAATAAAACTAGTTATGAGATAGTTGTAATTGACAAACACCCCGATAATGTTGTTATAGAGAAGATATTGGAACTTCCTTTATCTTCCTATGACAGACATTACATATCTGATAATCTAAATCACGATGTGATTAGAATATATTATTAATAAGAAGGAGGAATATAGATATGACTAAATTAAAATGGGATCAAACAGGAGAAAGACTTTACGAAACTGGTGTAAGCAAAGGTGTTCTTTACCCATTAGCTAGTGGAGCTTATCCTAAAGGTGTAGCTTGGAATGGTCTTACTGCAGTAAATGAAAATCCTTCTGGTGCAGAACCTACTCCATTATACGCTGATAACATTAAGTATCTTAACTTAATGTCTGCTGAAGAGTTTGGTGCAACAATAGAAGCATATATGTACCCAGATGAATTCGGTGAATGTAACGGTGAAGCTGAATTAACTAAAGGGGTTGCTATTGCTCAACAAGCTCGTAAATTATTCGGTTTATCTTACCAAACTAAAATTGGTAGTGACCAAGATAATGATCTTGGATACAAGATTCATTTAATTTATGGTGCATTAGCTGCTCCAAGTGAAAAAGCTTATGCTACTGTAAATGATAGTCCAGAAGCTATCACATTCTCTTGGGAGATTTCAACTACTCCAGTCGAAGTAACTGGTTTCAAACCAACTGCTTCACTAGTAATTGATTCAACTAAGGTAGAAGCTGGTAAATTAGCAGCTCTTGAAAAAGTTCTTTATGGTGATACTGACACAGAAGCTAGATTACCATTACCAGATGAAGTATTATCTATAATCAATGGTGCAATTGGTGGTTAGTATATAATCTGATTTTTTAGGGGTTTTAGACGCGTTTCTAACAACCCCTCTTTTTTAAATTTGAAAGGAGAAAATAAAAATGATTGCGAAAACTATTAAATATAAGGATTATAATGGAACAGAAAGAGAAGATAAATTCTTCTTTAATTTAACTCAAGCTGAAATTACAGAAATGGAATTAAGTGTTGATGGAGGATTAGCTGATATGATTAAAAGCGTTGTAGAAGCTAAAAACCAACCTGAAATAATTAAAATATTTAAGAAACTAATTCTTAAAGCTTATGGTGAAAAGACAGCTGATGGAAAAAGATTCAGAAAAACAGATGATAATGGTGCTCCACTATCTATAGCGTTCTCTGAAACTGAAGCATATTCTAAATTGTTTATGGAATTAGCTACAGATGATGCTAAAGCTGCTGAATTTGTTAATGGTATTATGCCAGCTGACATAGATAAAGCAAAACTACAAGCTGAAGTTGAAAAACAAAGAAAAGAATTAGAACAATCAGAATCAACTGATAATCAACAGTAATTGGTGAATGGAGGTAACAGAGATGCTTCAAATAAAAATTCCAGCTACGGAAGCATGGGATGAAAACAAAGAAGAGTTTGTTCAAACTTCTCATGAGCAAGTGTTGCAATTGGAGCATTCTCTCGTATCCATTTCAAAGTGGGAAGCAAAGTGGTGCAAACCATTTTTGACTAAAGAAGATAAAACTTATGAAGAGACTTTGGATTATATTAAATGTATGACAATTACACAGAATGTTAAAGATGAGACATATGATCGTCTTACAAAATCTAATATAGATGCAATAAATAATTATATTTCTGAGCCTAGAACAGCTACTACATTTTCAGATACTAAAGCTGGAACTAGTAGAGAAATAATAACTTCAGAATTAATATATTATTGGATGATAACATTAAATATACCAATGGAATGTCAGAAATGGCATGTTAATAGATTGCTAACTTTAATAAGAGTGTGCAATGTTAAAAATACTCCTCCTAAGAAAATGAATAAGAGAGAAATTGCTAGTCGTTATGCTTCGTTGAATGCTGCTCGTAGAAAACAGTTCAACTCAAGAGGTTAACAAATTATGGCAAGAGTATTATGTCTATTTGCCATTGGGTACTGTAACCTGATGTATAATAGGGTTATAGTACTTTTACTATAGTTTATTAAATGATTGAAGGGTGGTCGAATAATGATAAGTTTCAGAGAAAAAGGAGACTTTTCGAAGTTGAATGGTTTCCTAGAAAGAGCTATGGAAACTGTCAAACTCGGAGATCTAGATCGTTATGGTCGTCAAGGAGTGGAAGCTTTACGCTCCGCAACACCAAAGGACACCGGACGAACTGCAGAATCGTGGCACTACGAAATTATACGAGAAAAGGAATCAGTGTCAATTTCTTTTTATAACTCAAATATTCAAAATGGAGTTCCAATAGCTATAATATTACAATATGGTCATGGAACTAAGAATGGAGGTTGGGTAGAAGGTAGAGATTATATTAACCCGGCTATACAACCAATATTTGATCAAATAGCAAAAAATGCATGGAAGGAGGTTGATAAAACATGAGTAAAACAGTTGACTCAAAAGTAGTTGAGATGCGTTTTGACAATAAGAACTTCGAAAAGAATGTCAAACAATCAATGACTACTCTAGATAAATTAAAACAAGCTCTTAAATTAGACGGTGCAACTAGCGGATTAACTGCTGTTGAACAACGAGCTAATAGTATTAAATTTCATGGATTAGCTGACACAATTGATAAAGTTGCTGATAAATTCTCAGGTTTGTCTATGGTTGGTACAATGGCTATGATTCGTATATCACAATCAGTAGCTAATGCTGGATTAAACATGGTTAAATCATTGTCCGTTGATAATATTATGTCGGGTTGGCAAAAATTACAACAAAAAGCTAATTCAATGTCTACCTTAATTTCACAAGGATATGAAACGAGTGTTGTTGAAAAGCAATTGGAAAAACTTAACTGGTTCTCAGATGAAACAAGTTACAACTTTACTGATATGATTGATAATATTGCTAAATTCACAGCAACTGGAAAAGGTCTAGAAGATTCTGTTACAGCAATGCAAGGTATAGCATTATGGGCTGCTAAATCTGGACAAAATGCTCAAAAAGCATCTGCAGCAATGTATCAATTATCTCAAGCACTTGGTGCTGGATATATGCGTAAGGAAGACTGGAAATCTATACAGAATGCTAGTATGGATACTGCGGAATTCAGAAAGCAAACTCTAGAAGTAGCAGTTGCAATGGGTAAAGTAAAGAAAGTAGGAACTGACACATATCAATCACTACTTGGTAATAAGATGAAATTTACTCAACAACAATTTGCTGAATCTTTGACTGAAGGACAATGGTTTACTTCTGATGTAATGATGGAAGTATACAAAAAGTATGCAAAAGCTTCTGATCAAATGAAGAAAGCTATAGATATAATGTCTGAAGATCATGATGTTACATTAACAGCTGGTCAAATGATAAAAGCATATGATGCTTTAAAGAATAATACTTTTGATGCATTCTTAAAAGAAGAAGAGATAGACGATGAAAAAGCTATATCTGCTTTGAAGAATATGGTTTCTGGATTTGACGAATTTGGTATAAGCACATTTAGAGCAGGTCAAGAATATCGTACATTTAATGACACTCTTGATGCTACAAAAGATGCTGTATCAACTAAATGGATGAACATAATGGAAACATTAATAGGTAATATTGATGCTCAAAAGAAATTATGGACAACTATTGGTGAACAATTCTATGATTGGTTTGCCGCACCATTGGATGATTTACAAGAATTATTAAATCGTTGGGTTGATATGGGTGGTAGAAATAGTCTTCATGAAGCTCTCGGTAATATAGGTTCTGCTATAGGAGCTATAACTAAACCTATAAAAGAAGCTTGGGATGAAATATTTCCACCAATGACAGCGAAACGTTTAACTGAATTAACTAATAAATTTAAAGAGTTTACATCACGTCTTAAGATAAGTGGAAAAACTGCTGATTCTATAAAGAGCATATTTAGAGCTTTCTTTTCGGTTATTAAGACTGGATTGTCAGTTGTTAAGACACTTGGTAAAGCTTTATTCACATTAATTGGAGTATTCCGTCCATTAGGAGAATTAGTTATAACCGCTGTTGGATTCTTATCTAAGTGGGTAGACAAAACATCTGAAGCAGCTAGAAATTCAAAATGGTTATCTAATACAGTTAATACCGTAGTAGAAGCAATAAAGAAATTTGCAAATGCTGTCGGAAATATGCTTAAGAAATTATTAAGTTACGAATCAGCGCTTAATTTCTTTAAAGGTTTATTCAATTTAATAAAAAATGTTGGTTTAGCAATTGGAAAATTCCTTGGAGGAATAATACGAAATGGCGATTTAAATCAAGTTATGAAACTAGTTAATTCTGGTCTCATAAGTGCTGCTCTTATTAAACTACAAGGAGTATTTAAATCTTTTAAAGGTGTTGCTGATAATGCTGCTGGAATATTAGAGAGTGTAAAAGGAGTTTTAGAATCTTATCAAAAAGATATTCAAGCTAAAACTTTAATAAAAATTGCTAGTGCAGTTGCTATTTTAGTTGGTTCTATATGGGTTTTATCTAGCATAGACGGAGCTTCATTAGTAAAAGGCATTGGGGCAATGGGTCTTGTAATGGCCGAACTAATGTTATGTTTTAAAGTATTAACTAAAATGGGAGAAGACAAAATATACGCTAGAAGTAGTTTAGCCTTGGTTAGTTTATCATTAAGTTTATTAATATTAGGTAGTGCTATTAAGAAAATAGGTAGTTTAAGTTTTGGTCAAATGATAACCGGTTTAATTGGTTTGGCTGGAGCGATGGGTGTTTTAACTGCTTCTATATATTTATTACCAGATGATGGTAAAACTAAGAAAAAGACAAAAGGATTAATTGGATTATCTATTTCTTTATTAATATTATCTGTATCATTAAAGAAAATAGGTAGTATGAAATTAACAGAAATAGTAAAAAGTTTAGTCACTATGATGATATCTCTTAGTGTAATGACAAAAACACTTAGCAAAATGGAACCAGAACGTGCGCTTGGTAAAAGCATTGCTTTATTAGTATTGGCAAATTCTATGATTATTCTTGCTGGCGCATTAAAGATTTTAGGATCAATGAATTGGGGAGAAATTGGTCGTGGTTTAACTGCTATGGGTGGCGCATTAGCTATATTAGTTTTAGCTATGAATTTATTAAATAGTGGAAATAAATCTGCTATGAAGATAATAGGTAAAGGCGGATACGCAAGTGCTAAATCCGGTAGTGGTGGAGCTATAGGCAAATCATTTGCTTTATTAGGAGCCACAATGTCTTTAGTAGTACTTGGTGGTGCATTAAAAATATTATCCACTCTTAGTTGGTCAGATATAGGTAGATCTCTTACAGCTATGCTTGGGTCTTTAGCTATATTAGTGGCTGCTATGAAGATAATTGGTAGTAGCGTAAAAGGTGCTCTTGCTGGTGCAGGTTCATTAATTATAGCTGCTAATTCTTTAGTTGTATTAGCCCTTGGTTTAAAAATTCTCGGGTCAATCAGTTGGGATAAAATTCTTAAATCTTTAGTCGCATTAGGTGCAGCATTAACAGTTCTAGGATTAGCCGGATATTTATTAAAAGGTGTTGCTGTAGATTTACTAATAGTTGCTGGAGCGTGTGCTTTATTTGGCGTTGCTGCTGTAACATTAGGAATAGGTCTAGGATTAATTGCTACTGGTATTTCAGCATTAGCATTAGCTTTAAGTGCTGGTACTACTGCTATAGTTGCCGGTTTATCAGCTATTATATTAGGAATAGTAGGATTAATACCTGAAATTGTTAAAACATTAGGTTTAGCTATTGCCGAATTCATTAAAGTAATTATAGAATGTGCTCCATTAATAGCTAAAGCTTTAGGAACGGTATTACTAGAAGCTGTTAAAATGCTTAAAGATTTTGTTCCACCAATCGTAACTGCAATATTAGATTTATTTATTCAAACTATAAGAGCTGTAACAAATAGAGTTCCAGAATTAATAATATCTATCGCAGAATTATTAAGTGTTATATTTAAAGGATTTATGGAAGCATTACAATTATTAGACGCTAAAGTATTACTTGGTGGTATAGCATGTATCGGAATGTTAGCTGTTATATTCCATTTATTAGCTAGTTTAGCTATGTCTGCACCTGCTGCAGCTATTGGAATAGTAGCTTTTGGTATATTATTAGTTGAATTAATGGGTGTAATGACATTAGTTGGAAAACTAAAAGGAATGGTATCTGGTATTAAAGATGCTGGCGAAGTGTTACAAGCCGTTGGTATAGCTATTGGTAGATTTATAGGTGGCATTATAGGAGGATTTGGATTAGGTGTATCTGATACAATGCCTCAAATAGCTACAAATTTATCACAATTTATGACAAATTTACAACCATTCTTGGATGGAGTATCTAAAGTAAAACCTGATACAGTAATAAGAATTGGTTCATTAGCTGCTGGTATATTAGTATTAACAGCCGCTAATTTTATATCAGGATTAGGAAATCTATTAAGTCTTGGTAATTCATTACCTAAACTTGGTAGAGATTTAAGTCTATTTATGACTAATGCTAAACCATTTATAGATAGTGCTATATTAATTAGTCCTAATATGATGCAAGGCGTTCAAGCATTAGCCGGTGCTATAATGGTATTAACTGGCGCTCAAGTATTAAAGAGTATATCTAGTTTATTTACTTGGTTTACAGGTGATAATTCATTTGAAAAATTTGGTAAAGAAATAGCTAGTCTTGGTACTGGTATGAAAAACTTTGCTAATAATCTTGGCACATTCTCAGATAGTCAAGTAACATCTATATCTGCTGCTTGTGAAGCTATATCTTCATTAGCTAAAGCTGCTAAACAAATACCTAACGAAGGTGGCTTATGGGCAAGTATAGTTGGCGATAATAGTATTGGTAAATGGAGTGCATATTTACCTCCATTAGGAAAGAATTTAAACGAATTTGTAAAGAGTCTTGGAGCATTTAGCTCTTCACAAATGGATTCTGTTGAATCGGCTGGAAATGCCATAGTAGCATTAGCTGAAGCAGCAAAGCAAATACCTAATGAAGGTGGTTTATGGTCTGTTCTAGTTGGAGATAATAGTATAGGCAAATTTGCTTATCAGTTACCATCAACAGGTTTATGCTTAGCAGCAATGGCTAAATCGTTACAAGGATTTACTCCAGAATCAGTAGAGGTTATTAGAAATGCCGGTGAATCTATTGCCGCATTAGCTGTAGCAGCTAGTAAAATACCTAATTCTGGTGGATTAGTTTCATTGTTCACTGGTGATAATGATATTTCTAAATTCGCAGATAAATTACCTAGTGTTG